AAACCTCCTTTGGTGGTTATTTATCGACAACTAGATCGGCTTCTTTCCCATGGTTCATCTTGTAAGACTGTGGTGTTTCAGCCTTGGGAACGTATGGGTTTTGCAACTCGGGCCATGTGTCGCCTGAGCCCCACTGTCCGGTTGCATCATTGGCTTTATCAACGCCCTTCTCGCCTTTCATGGTGTACGTACCAAATGGTTTAGGAACGTATGGGTTCTGCAACGATGGATACGTGTCAGAACCAGCTTCGTTGCCCCAACTCCTGTTTCTCATTTCTTGGGCATCACCGGAGCCTTTACCCATGGACCAATCGCCTTGGCTTACGGGGGCCGGATCATTAAAGTTGCCACTGAAATCGCCTGCGGGAGCGTAGCTGTGACGTGCGTTTTGAGCCATTCTGGGGTGATCGCCAGTTACCGTGATGTGCGGCGTGTTGGAGATGTTCCAACCTTGGGATTCCAGATTTGTTTCGACCAGCACTTCTAGCCACTCAGCAGCGTCGGCAGCGAGTTCTAGGGTTGGTTCTTCGTCTTGCTTGATAACAGCGGCGAGATCATCGAGATAAGAAGCCGCTTCTACTTGCAATTCTTCGTTGCCTGCTTCACCGGCCAGTACGTGAACTTCACGGATGGCCTCATAAAGATCAACGAACACCTGCATTTCCAGCATGTCGGATTCATCGAGGCTTGGATAAAACTGAGAGACGACCTGCTCGAATTGTTCATATTGGTCACAATCTTCGCACGGTTCGGCACCAGCCATTTTCATAACCTTGCCTACTCGATCAACATAAGCCTCGTGGGCCACACGTAGGATGCCTTCGGCCATGAAATCGCAGGTTTGGTCGTCGTAGTTCGTGGCCCCAACCGTTTCTAGAGCTTCTTTGATACTCGAAGCAAGCTCTCGACGGGTTAAGAATAGAACGTTTGGCCAGCGACCAACAATGCTTTCAATGGCTTCTACAAGTGCGTCATTATCGGAGAGTGCGTTGTGCCTCTTGAGATCGGCGACGGCCTTGCAGAAATCGATGTCCTCGGCAACGGTCTTGCCGTTGTTCCTGAGAACCTTGGAATTGGCTTCTAGTGTTTTCCAGTTGAAGGACTTGAGTTCGTTTTCATTCCTAAGCTCTGTGTTGGGAATGCGGACGGCGGTGACACCACCTTCCTCATCGTGACGAACTACAGATTCTTTGATGGTTGGGCCGTTGATTTTGATGTCTACGTAGTCCAACACATTACTGGATAGGTTTGCCCACTCAGGCAAAGTTTTTCTGATTCTTTGTCTTTTGGCTCCAAGGTTCTTTTTGGCAGACTTGCTTCTTTTGCGGCCTGCAACCTTTTTGCCCCTCATTCTTGCGATGGTCTTGTCGGATCGCTCTCGTTTCTTCGGAGTGGTCTGCCAACGGACTTTCTTGTAGCCCTTGATGTTGCCTTCGCTGTCCCTTTCGGGCGCAACCCGCAATTTCTTCACTTCATTGAAGGTTCTGCGAACAAATGGCATGGACAGATATTCATCCAACTTGTGCTCAGCTTCCTTTTCCTTCTCTTCGAGCAGCGAGTCTAGCATGTCGGATAGGAGTTCCCTAGCAGCGACTCGTTCTGTGTCTTCATTGATGACCAGTTGCTCAATGTTGTCAAATGTAATGTGCTTATCCTGCATGCCATAACTGGTGTGGACATATGAGCCGTCAGCAGCCTCATATAAGGCGGCTTGCGGACCAAAATGACGAAGAGTAAGCCCTTCGACCTGCAACGCACGAGCCAAAATAGGCTCAGCGGCAACCAGTTCATTTTCGGCACGGGACAAGGAATCACGCTCCATTTGTTCAAAAACATCGTAGTCGATGAGCTTTCTTTTCATAACGTAACTCCTTAATATTGTAGCTTCGAGTTTGCAGCACTCTCTATTAACCGTATATAGTCGGCAGAGGCTTATTTTGCTGCGAAAACATGTTGGGCAGCTATAAATATAGTATCCACGAGGTCACAAAAAAGGGTTGGCTAATGATAAGAAAATTCGACGACTACATTAAGTTTCGTGAATCTGAAGGTTCTGCGGACACGGGATTTGCATTCGGAAATGAAGATGATTATGAGCCAATTAAGATCGCATGGAAGAGATACCGTGCCCGTGTAATCGACTTCTTGAAGGAGTTGGATGACCCGGAAATTGCAGAAGCACTCAACCAAGTTGAAGATGGCGGCGAGAATAAAGAGCACAGACCTAAGGGCATCGGCGATGATGATAACTCCGTGGTCGTGCCCAAATCCGATGGGAATCCCGGAATGGAAGATGGGGGCTGGGATTAAACTATTTCGTATTCTCGCCTGAGAGTGATGTGAATTCCCGGCTCGATGTCATCAGCGGTTAGATCCAGTGGTATCACCTCTATGTCTTTTCCAGGATCTAGCCCTCTGTCCCTAGCGGCGAAAAATCTTGCTGAATCGGGATCATCTGTCAAATAAGTTCCCGGTCGCAGTGTCTTATATTCGCTGCCTTTTGGCCTTCCATGGTATAAGACGAATCTGCCGTTTGACTGAACGGGTATCTTATGTCTGCTCAGGAATTCCCCAACAGTTTCTTTGCCGTAGGCGGGGTGGTCTAAATACACTCTGTTTAGGCCACGGTTTTCCATCCAAGTCTTGAATTTCATTGCAATTATCTACCCGCACTAGCTATAATATCCTTGGACTTAGCCGTGAGGCACGGCGCATTTATTCAAGGAGACTACCATGTTGGACATGGCATTCGGTTCTATTCGTTTCCCCCGTCTCATTCACCAGGGGGAAGACTACCGTCTTAAGGCTAATTGGCCACAATTAAGCAACCCCCATCAGCCCAATGAGATACCATCTGGCTATGAGAAGAAAAAAGTTCATTTATATAGTCTGGACTGGGGCTCGTTCGATGATAGGAAGAGGGAAAAGTTCTGGGACTGGGTAAAGAAACACCATCCTAAAAACGGGGATCTTCAATATGTCCCCTCCCTCCCAGAGAAGTACACGCAAGCTATCGATGATCTTGTGTTCTGCCTGGACACCCGTTATTTGGATGAAATCCACCGTTGTTCCAGAATGGCGTTTATGGAATGGAGCCAGCAGCGGCATTTTGATACCTCTGTGCGAGACATGTGTTTGGAACCGGCCAAGGCATATGTAACTGTGGCTTTTCGATTGATTTGTGACTGCCCCTTTGATAGGGCCGCACACAGGTTCAGAGAGCATGATTGGGTAAGACGCATTGCCTCCCATGCCATGCTGTATCGATTTTGGGATGGACAAACGGGTGGTGGGTTACTTTGGGATAATGCCGAAATGGAAAAGCTCAACCCGGAGAACTGGCCTGCCGTATGGAAGCCGATGGACCCAGAAGTGGCTCAATTTTATGCAGATATGAAGCTGCACGAAGAAGAGAAGTTCGAGAAAAGCAACGTTGCTCTTGAAATCTAATCGCCATCCCAGCCGGTTTCCCACCCTCGGGGCCCATACCTCGTGGGTGGCTTGCCGGGCGGATTGGATAAATCATGCCACCACTTCTCCGAAGATTCTCCAGGCTTAGGTCGTTTTATTTTGGGGGTCTTTGGTGGAGGTAGTGGTATGTTGAATTTATCGGGTGCGCCCAATCCGGTGACTTCTCCGGTTCTTATGATGGCGTCTTTTAGTCCTGCATACTTGAAAACCCCACCATCTCTTTGAGATCTGACATATGCCTTTTTGTCATAGGGTTCCACACTGATGATGTTCTTCTTGACTAGAAGGTCTTCGATTGCAGCTTCTAGTTCTGCGTTAAGGATAACATTGACACTGGCCCAGATTTGCCATTCATGATAAGAAGCGAAGCCACCCTCCTCAACAAACGACCACCGCCCCATCAACAGTTGTTCTACCTCGTGGAAATTTTCGGCTGCCGCTTCAACAATATCGAGTTCCCAAGCGTCGTCATCCGCTTTGGGGTGTGAAGCTGGTATTTCTTCGTCATCGAGATCATAGGCGTGCCTCCCCGAACTGTAGGCATTGACATAGAGGATGGGCAGTTGTGTTCTGCCCACGCTCTCCTCTATGAAAGTTCTGAAATTAGCCCAACTCACTGTAGTCGATTTCCTCGTCGTCTATTTGTGAGGCGTAGTTTTGAATCTCAAGATCGTACTTCTTGATCTCTTCTTCAGATGGCGTGGCCAATACGGCTGCCGCTCCAGGCGCTCCGCCTTGCGGAGGCTGACCACCGGGTACGGGCGCACCGCCTGCTTCAGGCCCACCTGGAGGCTGCTCACCTCCTGGTGGCGGGCCACCAGGAGGTGGTTGCCCCTCCGGACCCAACATTGGGTTCGGCCCACCTGCCTCTGTGCCCATTTGTGGTTCATTTTCTTCGCCCGGCGAACCAACACCCAAGAGTTGTGGGTTTTGACCGACGATCTGAAGTTTAAGATCCTCAAGTTTCTGGATTTTATTGCGAGAAAGCATTTCTTGGACTTCATCCTCGCTGTACTTCATCCACTTGACCAAAATGTCAAAGTCGGACATCAGCATTGAACCTTTGAGGGCATTTGCATTGTTTATTCTGTTGGTGATGATTTCTTGGAAACTCAATTCCCTCCAAGCAGAGGGGGGAGTCATCACAAGTTCCAAGTCTTCGTAATCTTCCTCAGGATACCCCCGAAGCTCTAAATGCGTTTCGGCAATCTGAAGGAGACCATCAACTAGGTTGCCCTGAAGTCTCTCAATCAGCTTGGCGAATTTCACATCCTGTGCCGACAGGGTGATCCTTGTGGCTTGAGGATCTTCGCTTGCTTGGTAGTTCTTGGGGAAGTTCAATGCTGTGTATAGCTTGTTCCTGAAATAAACAGCATCGTCGATCTCGCCCAAGTTCTGTGCGCCCGGTAGGGTTTCCACTCGGGTGTTGGCGTTGGGTCGAATGGGAATCCAGTAATCCTCATCCGCCGAGGGGGCGTGCCATCTTTCTTCGACAGCCGAGGCACCTTGGCTGCCGCTCCTTGTGTTCGCCACTTTCTTTTTGCGGAACTGATCTTTCATTCTTTCAATGAAAGCTTCGGCCTTAAATGGTGGCAATTGGCCAACATCAATGTAAAAGACTCTTCTTTCCGGCGCTCTGGTCAGTCTATAAACGACCATGGCGTCCTCCATGAGCCTCAATTGATGTGCTGGGCCACGTGCTGGCTCGATTAAAGAGACGCCATAAGGATAGAAGGTCTTACGGTCGTCACCCGTCTTCATGTGAACCACTTGTCTGGCTGCGAACCTTAATGCGGTAGCTTGCTGCAAGTCAGCTTCGGTGGCTTGCGGTACGGGCGGGCGTGTTAGACTTTGATAGTCGGGGCCTTCGTTCGATTGTTGGAACTCAATCAGTTTCCCCTTGGTTGTCTCGATGCGATACATGCTGTCCGGTGGAAGCTCTGTCATCTTCAGGATACCATCCTTCGGACTCTCTGGATCGATAACCACCTCCAAGAAAAAGTCCCCGAAGATGCACAGTTGTTTCATCCAGTGCCATGCACGTCTGTCAAGATTGAGCATCTTGCGGTGGAAGAACAACCATTCAAGTTCTTTTTGGATCTCTTCGTTGTTGACATTCACTTCGAGAACGTGATCGTTCTCGCCTTTTTGACAGTTGTGGTAGATTACAGATTCGCCGCAGAAGTTTTCGTGCTCTTCAACCGACAAATCATAAACGTCTTGCTCTTCCCAATCTTCCACGTGCAATACCCGGCGTCGATCTTCGTATTTGCCCAGTCGTCTGATCTCTTTGAGGGAAAACCCTTCTTGGTGAATCCACTTGTTGATGCTGTTCCACTGATGTTGCATAATCTTGGCACATTCCATGATGGACGTGCCTTCTGCTAGGATGCGACAAGCTTGATTCACCTTTTGGAGCTTTTCTTCTGTTCTGCCCAATCTCCATTCATCAATAAACTGCCGTTCGTGCTTCCACCCGTCTTTGGTTGTGTATATTCTGGGGAATTGTTGCTTGACTAGACCTTCTTTCTCATTGAAGTATCGAGCAGCGGGCAGTCGATAAAAGGGCATCAAATCTTCGCCGTACTTTAATTCTCCTGCCATCTTCCATTCCCCCGAACGCAAAAGCATCCGGTGGTCATAGGTAACTACAAAAGTCGAACCATCATCTAATTTCACCCGAATTGTCTTGGCAGTTTTTACTTTTCGAGGATCGTAGGCCCAACCCAACGTGTAGTCCTCTTTCTCAAAGTCCCAGCAATATACCAAGAAACGCTCTTTGGCCTTGTTGTCAGCAAACCATTTGATGGGCTGAAGCCCGTAGAAAGGTGTGGCAATTTTCATATGCCCAGCCAAACAGGATTCATCTGCGAACACCGTCATGGCCGTCTCAATCTCTGGCACATTACGCAATCGCTCGTATTCTTTATACCGGCTTTGTCGATTGGTGACTGTTGACAAGTCGATGAAATCTTGGCTATCTCGAAGCCTGACTAGGCCCCTGCCGCCACCCCAATAGCTTCCATCTTGGGCACGAATGTCTGGCAAAGCATCTGGTTGGCTGTGACCTGCGCCCGTAAGATCTCGCATTTTCCTGAGTTTGGTCTGCGGATCTTCCTCAAAGCTGTAGGTGAATAATTTGTAGTAATCCCACCATGCCATAGTAATTTTTCCTCGTGACTGACCTTTCTAATGAAGTTATTTAGGCCGACGATTGCTAATTTATTACAGAAATGAACACCGTCCTCTTTATCACAAGTCACTTAGGGGCTCGGCACAATCGCCTCGTAGCCCAACTGAATGAACACCCCCGAATCCTCATCCACAGTATCTTGGGGACGTACAGCCACATCGGCGAGTTAGAGATGCTGGTAGCCGCTGGGCACAAGTCTCCAGGGCCGAGGGCCATTTATGGGGATCACCTGCTCTACAATTACCAGTTCTACTTCAAGCCGTTATTGAAATGGTGCAAGTTCATCTATCTCATACGGAATCCCAAGGATGCTCTCGAAAGTATATTGGCAGAGGAAGAAGCGTACACCCCGCATACAGCGTTCAGGTATTACGCCTACCGGCTGCGGCGAATATGCGAGATGGCCAAGCGAACCCCAGGGGCGGTTCTTTTAAGATGGCGAGATATGGTAGAGGGGGAAGCAAATACTTTGGTGCGAGACTACTTGAAGGTCAATGATCTTGATCTAAAGAAAGAATCCGCCGACGAAACGTCGGCGGATTCTGTGCCCTATGAAATCATTCGCAAAGCAGAAGACTGTTACGAACGACACTTCTATTATCTCAAGCACCTAGAGCTTCGGCGTGCCTTTTAGTCTGATCCTGGTTTTCTCTCCATTTTTGGAACTGAATACGAGGTGGTCCAATTTTATTTTCTCACCCTTGAACGGGGCCATTCCAGTGTATTGGTCCGCCGTCCCCTTTTTCACGTAGGCTATCGTGCAGTGAGGTTGATACTTGGGATAGTCACTGGTGAATTCCAGACTCTCTTTTAGTCTTTTGTTGATGCGCCGAAGATCGGGGCTGATAACGGTTATTTTGATGACATCGAATTTGGGGTTGTTGGTGAAAGCGGTTACTTCGCCTAACTCCAATACTATTGGCCTCTCCTTTTCCACCACTTCACGAGTGCCATCTGGCTCTTCATCGTGCAATCCATATAAAACTGTTACGTGAATCTCATCTTCACGACCGAACTTCTCTCCCACCTCGTAGACATCCTCGTCTGCGATTTGCTCCTTCCCCCATGCGATGATCCTGTTGGAGATCCGAGTGGGCAGGTTGACCTGTGTGGAAGAGAAGTCGTACTTCACCTGGGTTTTCTCACCCCAGAAGCGTTCCCATGTCCGACTGCCCTTTAATTTGCTGGGGTATGGTGTCATCTTTTTTCTTTCTGTCAGCTAAATCATCTAACTTTTGTTGTTCGGCACTTATCATGTTGTCAAGAATATTGACGGCCAACTTTTGATCGTAGTCACTCACGAGCCTGCCCGTTTCCAAATCCAGCCTTTTCCTCCATTGATCCCACGGTGTCGTTTGATCCGTTTTGGCGGCTCTTACCTCTTGTCTCTTGGTCAAGTGCCGTGCTTCGTTGAGGGCACGCATTATGTGAAGCCTTACGTCTCTGGCTCGATTATTGTCGGGCCCAATGTCTTGCAATGCCTTCTCAAGGAGGCCGATTGTTCTATGTAGGTTCATATCAAATCCTTCGTCACATGCTTCCAAGACCTGCCTTTAAGAATGTTTTCTATATTGCCAATGCTGATGTTTTTTGTGCTGGAAATATCTTTCAACTTCATTCCATTTTTTCTGAGGGAAATGATTTCTACAACATCATCTTCACACAGTTTGCTGCTTGAGTTTTTGCTACCAGTTTGGTTCCCTCTATATCTTCTTTTCTCAGTTGGAGCGTGATCTGCGACCCCTTTATTGTTGGCGATCCATTTGTTCCTGCATCTTACACAGCAAAATCTTTGCTTGGGGTAGTTTCTGAGAAACATATTGCCGCACAGTTCGCATTTGTTTTTTGGTGCAGGCAACCCAGGCAAATCCCTGTCTAGATCTATTCCCAAATATTGCAAGTTCTTTTTTTGTAACACAGTCAGTTTGATGTTTGGGTGTTGTTTGCGAAAATTTGCAATGCGGTTTCTGTGTTTGCTTGTGAACCACCCTTTGATTTCAATATATTCATCATCATCTTCGATGTAGAAATCTGGTGTATAAGCAGATCCGTCACTTAAATTAAATGTGCGTGATTCGTATTGCCACGTTTTTTGATTTTCATTTAAGTATTCTGCGAAAGCCACTTCCCATCTGCTTCTCATGGAAACCACATTTCCATTCGGACATTTGTACCACAATCTCTTTCCGTGAATCTTGTTCTTGCCGCCAAAGTTTGGGTGGTTACTTCCTCTTTTTGAATTGCTTATTTTCCTTCTGTGCGATGCACTAAATTTTGTTCCTTTTGGGAAACCCGGTTTTCTTGCGGTGATTCCATGTCTTTTTATCCATTTACATACAGTGCTGATTGCACATCCCTTTAGCTCAGAGATTTCTTTTGTGTTCATGCCACACTGTACGTACAACATCTCTAGTTCTTTTTTGTCTAACATGGCGTCTCTAACATAACATTTGTGACATTGTATATATCAAGCTACCACCCAAAAAGAACCAGTTTATCATCCACCCAAACTCCTTAAGTAACTTTTCGTGTTTCCTGCGGAATCCAAACGCTTCCAATAGGTTGTCTTCCCGCTCGGGGATGAGAATTGGATCTTCGACATCTTCTTCCAGCCAATCTTCGGGGGATTCGTTCAGGATTTCCTCTCTAATTTTCTTGAAAGTGTCGCTGTCAAAAACCTGTGTGATTTGCTCGGGCACATCTGCGCCAATAGGAATGTCACGCATGCGGTCTTCCCTAACTACCAAGGCAATGCACAGTGCCATAATTGCATCATCGTGTTCTCCCTTGCGTGCTTCCGCCCTTTTCTTCTTAGCATCGAAAATGAATGTTTTCAACTCCTGCACCAATCGAAGGCTGTTAATCCTCACAGTGCCATTAACGATTCGGTGTTGCATGGATTCGAGATACACTGGTCTGTTGGGTGCTGTAATCTGAACACCTGATTTGCCAGATTTAGCCTTTTTGGCTTCGTAATAGAGGTTCTCGTAAGCCAAATCATATTGAAGATTACTGGCTACGGCTCCACCAACGCCATTATTCTCCACTGCTACCAATGCCATATTGTAATAGATTCCTATTTGGTAAACAATCTGAGCGAAGACATTAGGCGGCACGGTGTTGCTGTAAAATTCAGCGACCTGTTCCAAGTTAGCCGCATCAAGAACTTGAAAGCAGTTGTAGTCGCCATCTGCTCCCACACCTTCGGCGCAGTCAACACCGATTATGTATTCATGCCCGTCAATGGGCTCTTTCCAAATCCAAAGGGCTCCTGCATCCCACCTCGCCTGCCTTCTTTTACGTTCGCCAACTATGGGCTTCCACTCCTCGAATGCACAGCGGAGCGGCTCCATATCTTTGGCGAATTTCTCCATTGAAATGATAATCCTGGTTGGAATATAAGTTTCGCCCGAACCAAGGAATGAACGCAGAACTTCTTGGTCCCAGCCTCGCTCACCCAAGTTTGCATAGGTTTTCTTGGCCCATTCAGGATCACAATAATCGGGGTGTTCCCAGTAGTCGATTTCAATGACGTTGAAGTCGTTTTCCCCGGCTTCGGCTTCATGGTAGATCTCTTCATACCAGTTACCGACACCATTCACTGTGGAGATGACAACGCATGAACCACCAGTGGAGATGACTGGGTACATAGCTTTCCAGTGCGTTTGCATGTCGGGGATGAACGCCGCTTCGTCGATGATTAGAATTGTAACGGACTTACCACGAGCAGCTTCGGGCGTGTAGAACTTCAAGGCTGAATCTGTTTCAGCGAAATGCTTCTCGTGCTTGCTATCTTCGGCCAAATCAGGTTTAAGCCATGCTGGCAATTTTTCAATACCTCTTTTCGCCACTTCTCCTGCGGATAGGGCTTCACGGTCTGTCTTGGATAGAAGCAATATCTGCTGGTTTGTTCTGAACATACATCGCCACAAACCCCACAACACACCCGTTGTGGTCAGGCCACCCTGACGACATTTGCTGAGGATGTTAAATCTGTGAGCTTCGTAGTTTTCGATGCATCGTTTCTGGAACTTGTAAATGATGCATGGCAAAATCCCGAAGACGGGATGGAGGATCTTTACGAACCGGTGGCAGAAGTAAGAGAAACTGGTTGCGCACTTAATGATTTCCCGTTGCACCCATCGAGGGTCGTAGTCGGGATGGTCTGGATCGCCCTTGTTTTCGATTTCACTTTCGGTGAGGGTGAGATCGATGTCCAACTCGTAATCATCAAAGTCAAAGAATTGTGAATATATCTGCTCCCACTCTGGTGTGGCAACGATGTCTCGTGGTGTTTTGAAACGACCCGACGCTACTCCTTCTGCATAAAATTCGTAGAAGGGTTCCGTGGGAACCTTCACGTCGGCTTCTTGCAATCCTGGAACTTTAATTCCTGCTTCCTCCAGGATCTCATACATGCTTTTAGTGGTTTCCATTTGATTCATGTGTACTGACCTTTCCCTAATAGACTAATCCGATTCTATATATGTTGGGGAGAGCCCATTTGGGAGGTAATATGAGACGCTACATGAAGCCAAATAAGAAGGATTTTGTTGAGGTGGGTGCGGCAGGAATTTTCATGTTCCTGCTGCATCACGCAGTCAACGCTGCCTTCGGATTCATTTTCTGGCAATTTGTTAAAGAGTTGTGGGAAAGGTACTGTGAACAGTGGTGGAACAAGTGGTGGGGCAAGGACGATGTGGCAGAGAATGCCACAAAAAAAATCGACCCAAGAGAATAACTAATTGCATACGAACTTGGGGGATCACATGGGGAATGAAGTGAACAAGTTGTTAGTTGCGCTGGTGCTTCTGATGACTGTGACGCTGGGTGGAGCCCTGTATTTCAAGTCTCAAGTTGGGCCATCCACCACAGCCGAAGAAGCAACACCTCGACTACTAAAGCCAAATCTGCCTGAGAAGCCATCGGAACCTCAGGTGACTTACGATGACGCTCTTCAATCTATCACCGAAGAAGAGCTTAAAGAGATGCTCTATCATCTCGCTGATTATGAAAAGTATAAAGGTCGTGCGACCGGTCAGCCCGGTAATGCTGCCGCTGCGGCATGGTTGAAAAAACAGTTCGAGAGCTATGGCCTTCCAACCATGTACGACGAATTCCGCACCAGTCGTGGGAACACGAAGAATGTGTACGCCTGGATTGAAGGAAGTGAAGCTCCCGAGGAGATCATTGTTTTGGGTGCCCACTTCGATCACATCAGTAGCTCTCCAGGGGCCGATGACAATGCATCTGGGACCGTGTTAGTCTTGGAGACAGCAGAGGCGTTGGCAATGTTGCCACGAGAAGAGATTCGTCGAACGATTGTTTTCCAACTCTATTCTGGGGAAGAAATGGGCCTGTTGGGAAGTCGCCATTATTGTGCGAATCCAAAATTCCCAAAGAAAGCTCCCAGTATGCAGAAACATGTGTTCATGTTGAATGCCGATATGGTGGGTCGCCTCAATAGCCAGCAATATCTCATGCTCTTTGATGAAAAGATGGATGATGTGGGCCAGATGGTTCAGGACTTGAGCAACAAGTATCCATTTGCTCTTTCTATTACCCGACGTGGGTCTGGCGGTAGCGATCAAACCCCGTTCTTGAACAAAGGGGTGGATGTGGCTTGGTTATTCACTGGACAACACAGAGACTACCATAGGCCAACCGATACGGCTGACAAAATTGATTATGATGGTTTGGAAAAAATCACTAGATATGCATACGAGCTTATTTACAGGGTGGACCACAACAAGCGACACTTGTGCATGTGGAATACGGACTATGGAGATCATATGGAGAAACCCACCCAGCATAAAGCCATGTTCGATCATGACAATCCTAACGTGCCGTTCCCAGAACCGCTAGAGTAGAAAGGCAACCAGATGACCTTGATGGCCAGAGATAAAAGAAAGGATTTGGTTGACCTGCTAAAGAGATGCCAATCCATTCTAGGAGAAGTGTGGGAGTGCGGTGTGTTTAGGGGCGGCTCGGCAGCCATCATGTCTCGACACACCAAAAAAGTCATGCGACTATTTGATTCTTGGGAAGGATTGCCCGAGCCCACCAAAGAGGATAACGCCCACAAAAAAGGACACTTTTCCAATGTTGATTTCAATGCTGTCAGGGCACGTTTTAAGGGCTTGCCAAATGTTCATTTGCACAAGGGATGGATACCAGAAGTTTTTGAGGGACTGGAGAAGTCACGAATTTCTTTTGCCCACGTAGATCTAGATTTGTACCTTCCCTATCTTCGCACCATGGAATTCATTTACCCAAGACTGTCGGAGGGTGGGATTATGGTGTTCAATGATTATGGAGTCCCCTCTTGTAAGGGGGCCACCCAAGCTGTAGATGAGTTTTTCGAGGGCAAAGAAGAGATCTCGGCTAGGGGTCGAACACGCTACATTCTTAAAAAACCGTCTTGATTCATCTTTTGCACAATGGTAAAATCTTAAAGAATGAGACCTTTGTACAGAGGAGATGAATGATGTCGTCTCAAAAAGTGAAACGCACTTTTCGTAGGAACCAGCCCGTAGCAAGGTTCTACTACCAAGGAAGCCATAGCCATCCTGTACGTCGCACCGTCCTCATCACCGAGTCCACGCCGAGGTACATTAAAGGTTATGAACTTCGGGAAGGGTCCACCGTGCGGACCTTTTCTCAAGCACCTGTCAAAACATACGCCAGAAGCAACATCGCTAAAGTTGGCCAGTGTGGTCGTCGGCTAAGGCGTCGAACGCCTAAGAAATACCACAAAGACTCGACATTTCAGACCCTACCCCTGGTCGATCTGGTGCAGTCGGGTGCGTAATCCCAAGCGGGTAGCGGGCAGTATTCAATCCTCGCACGGCAATGCCGTGCGAGGATTTTTTTTCTAATAAGACTCGTAACTAGTATATAAGGAAGGATATGACAGGAGAACAGCATGCCATTTTACCAAAATCCATTTTCACGAGACTTCCGTGGCAACTGGGTTCTAGCTGATAGAAAGCAAGTTATCACATTTCCGGGCGACCGCAATACTTTCCGTAATCGTGGCCGAGGGGACGAAATAGTGATTGCCTGGAATGAGGGTCCATATGATTTGTCGGGAAATGATGTAGATGGTAACCCCCGCCAGGACTTGTACATCAACTTTGCTCTTGATGTCAATGACTTTAGGAATTGGGCCTCCATCTCCGTGGACATCTCAGGAGCAGCACCAGCTACTACGACACCAGCAGAAATCGTGGCAGCATTAAATGCTGATACGGTTTTCGCCAGTTATTTCACAGCCGAGTTGGGTGAATTCGCCAGCGGAGCGCCCCGAGTATCCATCAGGCAGAAGTTGCCTACTACAAGGCTTTGGTTCTACATGCCAAACGGTAACGCTGAAGAAGCCCTTCGGTTCAATGCACGGGCGGATGTGGCCGAGATGCCCGATTACTTCGACAGACACAAAATTTCCGAAGTGAATAACTTTCCCGATTGTCTCAACATGCTCATTGAACTAGATGTCTCCGGTTGGGCCACCGAGGGCGATAGCGTAGATGGCGATGTTGTTTACCATGCGTTAGACGAAAAGGGTAGACCAGCGGGTCTTGATCCAACTGATCCCACAGAAGATTGGGAACACCTGGAAGGCCGCTCTGGACTATTTGCTTTCCATAAAAATACTGTGGACGGCAGTAATAGGATCACCGAGAGTATCCAATATCACGCTGGAGCCAAAGAAGGCGACATGGCGAAGAAGATTAAGTACAGTTACACGGGTGCCAATACGGAGCCCGATCAAATGACTGAAGAGCCATACGTGTTGACCACCGGTGATTTGGTAACTCCTTAATTGTCCGAAATTAGCACCTATTAACAATAGATATTTTCTAGGGTAGGCCCATACAATTTTCATAAGGGGGAATCCATGGACGACGTTAAAGTTGAACAGATCTATCTTGAAGACGGTCGTGAGGCCGAACGTCACGTCAAGGAAGAGGGTGATGAACGTGTCTTGGAGCTTTACGTAGAGCCACCGAAGCCCGTACCTGTCAAGAACCTGGAAAAAAGGGTTATTGAAAAAAGGCGTCCGGTAGTTTATGAACGTGTTATCGAAACCATCGAGGGCGACAAAGTTCTTGACCGCAAGGTCGAAGCTATCGATCCCAAGGTAGAGATGAAGCTTCTTGAACATCACGTCGCTGCGCAGCCCAAAGTAGAAGCCCAGGCGATTGCCGAGGCACCCAGGGAAGAGGAAAAAGAATATGTTACCAAGGAAGATCTGCAAAAGGCTATTTTAGCGGCAGTCAAGGCCGTGAAGAAGCAGCGAGTCGTCGAGGAACCAGTAGCAGAAGAAGAGCCAGCAGAAGAAGTTCCCACAAAGCTTTCTATGCAGCAGGTCGTAGGTGAGAGGGTTCAAAAATCGAACACAGCAACACTCATCAACATCGGACTTGGAGTGTTGATTGCAGCACAAGTCGGAGCACTCGGCTACCTTCTGTTCTGGATGTAAACACTTGGAGTCAATACACGCTTCATAACCAGCCGTGGTACGAAGTCGCCATTTTCATGAGCGACAGCGAACCCGGACTACACAAGCGAGTCACATATAGAAGCCTATACGAAATGCAAAGACCGATCAGCGAAGCTTCGCTGATCGGTCTTATTGATTTGGGGTATCAAGGATTATAGGCCCCACTTCTTACGAGTTTCTTCCCACCAACCTTCTTTCATCTTTTTGGCTTCGGCAATATCCTCTTTGCGACTTTCCATCTTCTTGTCCATCTCCATGGGTTGGGCGATTTTGTAGAGCCGGTCGATCAGATCTTCCCACATGGGCGATGGAGCATAGGCATACAATTCACCAGCTTCTTCTCGGTAGACTTCGTGTCCCTTAAATGTCACCGTAAGCAATTTGTTGAGATCTTCAAATTTGATTTCTAGGTGCATTCCTCGACTAAGGCCATCAAAGTGCCAGCCAATGTGATCGGTGCCGAAATAAGTTCGGTCATTGGGATCATCCCATTCTTTGCCTTCAACATCGGGGATGGGGTTGCCCAACTCATCAAGAACTTCCATGGTGGGCAATCGGCGTTTGAGTTCATGCGTTGTTCGGAGATGTTCGAGAGGGGTGTCATTTTCGTAGGCTTCTTCATAACCAAATGTGGGGCCCACATCATGCAAGCCACCACCCTGGCTGTGAGTGATAAGTGGTTGGCCAAGGTTCCTGACAATACACCCCAATTTGCCGTTGAACCCCATCAACTTCTTCTTTGTGGCTTCTATACTCCGCTTCTCTTGGATGCGTCTTTCTAACTCTCTCATCTATCCAGGGCCTTTCTTGAAACCAGGAAGTGCAACTTCCGCAATACCTGCTGTTATATAGTATCCTGGCCCCACATGTAGGACACGGAACTGTCCCGTGGAGTGCAAAAGAATCTCTTACGCTCCGCTCCAGTCTCCTTTTCACGGAACCCACCCTGGATCTGAATTATGAATCCTATATATCTACGTCTAATAAACGTGAAAGGGGTGCCGATGTTTAAGTGGCTTTTAGAAAAGGTGAAAGAGTTGTTGGTGGAAAAAGAAGTGCCCGAAGCCGCACTCATTAAGCCCGGCATACGGTTCAATTATTTGATTAACGATCCAACCACTCCGAACCTCAAAACACAGGTGACAATTCCTCCTCCTCCAGCCGAAATGAGGCTGATAGTACATGGTCACAAATTGCACAGTGGTCCGCCGAGAGAGGGGTCGATGGAAGAGTTGGCTGCCAACTGCTACTACACCCTTGTGACAACAATTTGTGCGACCCGGCGAGCCATGGTGAACTACAGAAGGCCAATGGCGAAGTGGGCAGCAACCAACAGGCTGAGCGTCTTTCCGGCTGCGGGGAAGGACTTCAATGCTTATTACAACCGAAGGGCGATCAAATTCTTTTACGACACCGACCCAGTGACTCGCAAGAGGGTCTACACCGCCGCTTCTTCTGACATTGTGGCTCATGAGTTGGGGCATGCCATTTTAGATGCCATCCGCCCAGATTTTTGGAGTGTGCAGGCCATGGAAATTTGGGCTTATCACGAGGCTTTTTCGGACATTACGGCCCTGCTTCACGTGTTGGAGTTTGATGAGGTTTTGGAAAGAATGCTCAAGGAAACTGATGGTGACATTAGCAAGCCCAATGTGGCCACTCGCTTGGCCGAACAAATGGGCAATGCAATCTACCATGTGACCAGAGGCCAATATGGTTACACGCCCGGAGCCTTGCGTGATGCCACAAATGATTTTAAGTATGTGCCTCTCAAAAAACTTCCGAAAGACGCTCCAGATGATAAGTTGGCCGCAGAATGCCACAGTTTCGGCAGGGTGTTTTTAGGAGCTTGGTACGATATGTTTGTGGGAATTCACAGACAGGAGGTTGAGGCGGGCAGAGAACCAATTGAAGCTCTGAAGATCGCTCGTAATGTAGGGCGTGACTATCTTCTAAGGGCCACTGGAATCGCCCCACGTGTGGCCAGATTCCACAACGCCATTGCCAGAGCGATTTTATCTGAAGACAGAAAGCAAGGCGGTCCTTATCAACAGGTTATTCGGAAAGCCTTCACCAACAGGGCTTTAATTGCCAAAGGTGTGCGAGCCTTATCAGGCAAAACTTTCGATGACGTAAAGACCCAACTCAAGCCCGGCGATGAAGTGACTTGGGAGGATGATGGTGCAATTGTTCGCATGCAGGGTCTTCAAACCATTAAGCTTTCCGACTACAGCAAGGGTAAAGTGAGTATGCTTTCAGTAAACGGTGTAGATCTGGCAGATGTTGAGTTGGAAGTGGCGATGGACTCCTACTATGAGTTCGATGGGGATGGTGTGATGGTTGATGAGATTCTGCCGCTGCAAGAAGATGCAGTGGATGCCGCTAGGGCGTGCGTTCTCTCCATCCAGGCCGCAGGCAATATTGGTCCCAGTCCCGAACTAATGTGGGAAGTCGAAGATGGCAAGCTTGTGCGAACGTTGATTGAGTAATCAGTCTTCGTCTTCACAAAAGACGGGTTCGCCACGTTCGTTGAATCGGATTGTGCTGAGTTGATCGTCCACCTTGGTGTAGAACAATTCAGCATAATCTTTGTCGCCCATGAAGTTGACCCGCAACCTCAATTCTGATATGTCTTGTTTGACATTATCGACGTTGATTTTAAAGCGGTCCTCTTTCCCGGCAACCAAGTAATGCCCATCGTTGCTCTTGGCTTCATCTTTCGTGATTTCCAGCCCCATGTCGTCAAGGGCTCTCTTTGATGCTCTATACACCACATCTGCATCGTATGGGTAGTATTTGTGCGCTTCGCCTTCCACCCAAGTAAGCACACCAGTTACAACAGGCCCAATGAATGGCACAGCGCTACAGCCTACCAAACTGAGAAAAATCAGAAAAATCGGAATCGTTAATAATTTTTTCATGGTTCCTCCTTTTATATGTATTGAAATCCCACAAAAAAGGAGAAGATAATGTGCCTTAGATTTGAAATCACCGAGCCTGTTCGCAGGGTGCGATATAGTTATTTACAAGGGGCTTTTCAGGCCATGGATGCAGATGACGATGGCTGGTATTACGACGATGAAGATGAGTGGGAAGAAGAATATGAAGACATGGATGATTGGGACGAAGGCGGTGATGATGACGATGACGACGATGAAGAAGATGAGGAGGATGAATGGGAAGAGGAAGAAACAGAAGATTGGGACGAGGGAGATGAGGAGTGGGACTAACAGAAAGCGATTGGGTAGAAAAGATTGAGGTCTCTCTGAAATCTCTTTCTTACAGATTGGTAGATTTCTTGGGTGTAATGATTTCTCCAGTTTTTCACACCGGATCGGTTGGTGTGTTTTATGTCTGGAAGAATTAGCCCCCTACTCGCAGAGAGTGATTGTATTTCCTTCCATGCAGGCGTCAGGTTTTCAAGTCGATACCAGTGTGTCGGGAGGAATTTGTCTTTGAAAAACATGCCGAAGTGTTGGCTGCGGTAGTGCATGTTGCTGTTTATGTCTTTTTGCTTGCAGACAGCTTTTGCGAACTTTTCAAAAGAACACCGGAGGGGCACATTGAGTTCGGGCATCCGTAGGGGCGACTTCCACATTTTTGAGCGCCAACAACTAGCAAGGCGGGCGAATGGATTGCGAACTATGGCAATCATTAGTAGATCTGGCACTTTTTGCCGCAAAGAATGAATTGCGGCGAGTGAGTGTAGGGTCCGATTCTGGAAGTATGGATGTTGGTGAATGTTGACTGGATGTTTCTTCAACTTTTTGGCTTCTGAAATGGCGAACTTAATGCTGGTGTTTGCTACTTTTGGTAGACAACAGAAAATAATGCGTTCTTTTTTTAGGTAGATGTGATTGTGGACTACTTTCATTGCGGCTCCCAATCAAGTGCTGAAATGAATTCCTTTGGATTTTTAAAAAATCGCTCTGTGAGATGCATGTGGTCTTTTCTCAAAAAGCCACCCCCAAGGGGATCGTGAAAGTTTTGTCCCTTCCCTTTCAATTCTTTTTGTGTAAACCGTAGGGTTCTTGCGCCCGCCCCGTGATGGTAGAAATGATGGCCGTATATACCATAAAACAGAGGGTGTAGATTAACTCGATTTGTGCGAAAAATTGGCAGCAGTTTTTTGGTGGGCCAATCGACGCATGGATCTTCAACCCAATGGCCCAATAGATCTTGAGTGGGACACCCGATGAAGTTGACCCAAGGGGGAATGCCTTTGGGTTGGCTTCTAACAAAGACCACGGATGCGTGGGCAAACAGGTTCCAGTTTTCTGTTCGCACGATTGCCGATACTACTTTATTGGTCTTTTCCATTATGGATGTTAGTTTACGTTTCCATCCCTTTTTGTGCGGAAAGGCATCTATGTCCAAGAAAAGGAGGTCATTGTGGGGAGCCGCTTCTTTTTGGAAGTGTTTAAGAAGTTCTTGCAGGCCATGTGCGTGTTGATGAAAACCCGATGTTCCATCCGGCCACTTGTAAGATCCAAGCACCTTGTCGTTGCGTTCCACCTGCATCGCTGCTTCTTCTGTCCCATTGACCCACACCCAACGTTCCCACTCGCCATCTACAGTTTCTTCCAGGAATTGATGTTGTAAATTCAACCACCGCAAAGCATGCGGGTTTTCGTGCAATACTGTTCCTATCCAGATTTTGTTTTGGCACATTTAGAGGCCCCCTTTTTCATCTTCTTTTTAGACCAGCCGACAGGGGGTTTGTCGTCATTGCTGTAGTGCGGGAAAGCGTTGGTTCCCCGTTCCAAAGGATTAAGACGAGGGGGAGTTAGCCCGCCGCCCACGCCACCGGTTTGCCCCACTTCTATTAACCACGTCTTGAAAGATAACTTCATCACACTCCTATATATGGTATCATGAAGCATTTACTCAGAATCGAAGAGATCCGACATGTAGGCAGAAATGGCGAAACCCTATGGATCGCCCGCAATTTGCCAAACACTTTCCACAATGATGGAGAGGAATACATGCTCAAAGCCATTTTCACTGGTGATGAAGACATCCCCACCGACTATTATTTCGGGCTGGATAAAAGGACAACCATTCGGGAAGAAGACAATTTGGCATCCTTGTTAGATGAGCCAGAGAATGCGTTCAATGGATATGCTCGCCAGCCAGTTGCTTCTTCTGGCCAGTTTGTGGTAGATACGTCGGAGGGGCACTATTATGCAAGAAGTCCCATTCTCCACTTTTCTGCAATTGGCGGTTCTTGGGGCCCGGTAAGAAACCTGTTTCTTTCCACCACTATACAAAGTGATTACGACGGATTCCTGGTTGCCTCTGTACCGCTAACTCAGACCGTAACCGTCACTGATGGCCAATCCATAAGCGTAAGGATGGGCCTCTCTTTGAAAGATTGTTAAGACACAAGGGATTTGTGTAACAATTCTATGGGCTTTATCTCAACTTGGTGGGATTGTTTGATGGCAAACTTAGATGCGCCTTGGATTTTCTTCATGCCCTCAAATTCGTATTGAAATTTCAAGTATTCCGCCCCTCCATCCAATCTATCTCGCAGCAATTCACCGTTGATGGGCGTCGGGTTTTCCCCGTACCATTCATCCTGCTGTTTCCTTGTCATTTTTCGCCACTCTTCGTCCGGAATCCTCTCGGGGGGCTCGTAATCTTCTGGCGTTTGTGGGATGTTGATTTTGTAGCCGCTTTTGATAGGATAGATGCGAGCGATTCCCGGTTTGTTGGTGAGTGTGTACTGGCAAAACACTTCTGTGGCCGGTTCAGAAGTATTGAATTGATAGAACCAAACTGGGACGCTAGGTGCAATTACTTTTACGCTCTCGCCATCGGCGAGAGCGTATCTTTCATCTCGGGTTAGGTAGATGTTGTGGGAAACAAATAAAACGAACATTTAACCCTCCTACATACATATTCTATATTAGTGCTTGTTAGGAAAGTAGATGAAATTCCACGAATATTGCTTAATGAGAGAAGCCATGGAGGACGACATTGTAATCGGGGACATCCGTGTTCCTCGTGACGAACTTGTTTTTCGGTTCGACGCTAGTGGCGGACCTGGGGGACAGAATGTCAACAAAGTGGCCACAAAAGCAACCTTAAAGTGGAATGTAATGGCCAGTCAGGCGTGGATTGGGTATGAAGACGCACGGGTGCGGTTTATGGAGTTTTTCGCCAAGCGGATCAACAAGCAGGGCGAGGTGGTCATTCAGTCCCAAAGGCATCGTAACCAGAGACAAAACATGTATGAATGCATTGTCAAACTGGGCGAGATGATTACTCAGGCGGCAGCCGCCCCAACCGTGCGAATCGAGACTAAACCTTCACGACGCCAAAGGGAAAAGCGACTGAGACAAAAGAACATGCAGGGTCGCAAAAAACAAGAACGACGTAGAAACAAAGGTGGTTGGGAATGATAAATTTTAATGAGTGAGTTGCGTTACGAGAAAACGTGTTGGGATTTCCGATAGAGATGAAATGGATGAATACGCCTCTTCCGATGTTGAAGAAGTATTTACAGCAGGCGATAGATGCACTCGAAGGCGACGACGACAACCCTCACATAATTGATCTAAAGGCAAGGTTGCGGGACATCATCCCTCAAATGCGACAACAACACGGCATCGCTCTGGATACAGAATTGAGCATGTTGGATGCTCTATGTAACTCGTAGAAACGGGCAAATCTTTCTGAATTTACATCGTTTGCAGTGATCGCCAACATTCCCCCACGCCTTATCGGGCGGCGTATTTTCGATCTCTCTGTAGACTTTCAGTAAATCCTGTTCGGCTTCATCGAGGCTCTTTTGACTGAACTGCGCCCCAATCAGATTTCCGCCTTCAAGGTAGTACAGGGCGGCGTAGATTTTGTGCGCCGGTACGCCAAATTCCTTTTGGACTACTTTGGCGTAGCATCTCAACTGAATGTCTTTTGTAACAGTTACAGGTGTTAATCGCCAGGGGCCTCGCTTTGTTGTCTTGTAATCCACGATGATCCATTTGTCGTCTCGTTGAATCAAACGGTCGATCAGCCCAGTTACGCATTTGTCATTTGGAGGATCGAGATCATATCGGAACTGATGCTCAACGATGCCCTCAGTCCCCAGCTTGCGAGTTAGTTTTCGGATGGCTCGCAGCATGCCCGCCATACGTTTTTTTGCATCGGCTGGAAGTTTCTTGGGAGCGAAGACTGGTTCTTCTACCACTTTTTCTTCGCCGTCTTCGCCGATTGATTTCACCCGATTCATTTCGATGGGTATTTTGCCATTGATGACATCTCTTGAGACCTCTTCCAAGAGAAGTTCACCTCCAGATCTCACATACTCCTCGGCAATTTTGTGTAGGATTTTGCCGAATGTAAAGTAGAAGGGCTCTGGCTCATCGACTTCTGTTTTCAGGTGGTACTGATACTTGTACTGCTGCTGGCATTGTCTCCAGACGCCCCTACGGGAGACGCTAATATGTTGAATATCCATCAAGATCTCCTCTTGAGTATTTCGTGTAACCACTGTACCATAATTGCTGGATACGATCCAGGGAGATTATCACATGGCTGTTGATTTCGACCGCTTTCTCGATTGGGTGGAAAATCGATTTTCTACCGTACAGGTCAAAGGAGATGAAATCAAGATTGATTCCATCTTCGCCGAAGACACTAAACAACACATGTGGTGCAATCCTTACGGTGGTAAACACAATCGGGAGAACGGCGTATTTCACTGCTGGAAAACTGATAAATATGGCAGCCTCGTCACACTGGTGATGATGGTCGATAAGTGCAGTTACGAGGAAGCCCTTGAAATCCTCGACACTGGCGATGCGACCATGATGCAATTGGAGCGGGAACTGGACCTGTTCCTGAATGAAAAATACTACTCGGACAAAAAGACGGAAGAAGAGGCGAAGCCCCTTGAAGAGCGAGCAAAAGGGGGGTTGCCGCCACACACCCACCTCATTGCCGACTTGTCACCCAATAATCTCCATCGAGTCCAGTCTGAGGTTTATATGTTCGGGCGGGGTCTTGACACGAAAGGTCTTTATGTCTGTACGGCTGGAAAATATCGCAACCGCATCATCATCCCATACTACGACCGGGAGGGAAACTTAATCTACTGGAACGGTCGCTACACCGGTAACCGCAAGGACATTCTTCGCTATCAAGGCCCCGACAAGGACGAATTTGGGGTCGGCAAGGACGATGTGATTTTCACTCCTGAATGGCCCCCTCTAGGTGCGAGGCTTCGCTTGACTGAGGGCGAGTTGGATGCTTTAACTTTGAAATTGGCGGGAATGGCGAGCGGGGCATTTGGCGGTAAAAATCTCTCTGATCCACAACTGGTGATGCTCAAAGGATACAGAATTACGCTTTGCTTGGACAATGACGAGGCGGGCAAGTATTCACTGCCAATCATGGGTAACAAGCTCAAAGCGTGGGGATTCGCCGACGTGCGATACGTGCGCCCGCCCGTGCAGTACAAGGACTGGAACAAGATGCTGGAAAGCACTAGTGCCAAGTTGATCGCCGCCTATATTCGCAGAAGAGAAAAGCCCTACACTGCATGGACTGGCGAGGAGATGGTTATCGAACAAATCCACTAGACCAAGCTCTCAGTTGCTCTTCAGCATCTTTTCTTGAAGCACCCATAACGGTTTTGACCGCTTTGTCTCTGGGAATGCCTCTTTTGATCGCCATTTTGATGAGTCGATCACGCTCGTATTTGTCGAAGTCTTGGTCGGTGGTTCCGTATGGGGTGGGAGGCAATTCACCATGTCTTTTCAGGAATTTCATTAAAGCGGTGCCCCGAATGAAGGCGTCCCCTCCAGCAGATTGAGCATAGTAGTCTCCTGGTTCTGCACCTACGGGCGGGTCTTTGTATGCCCACTTCATATCATCTGGATCATATTGATCGTAACCATCCTCCCATTCATCGTGATCGGAGTCGTCGATGATCTTCACCAGGAGGCCGTGGTTCCTGATGTCGGTTGCCGTTACATCATGAAAGCCTTTGTTGAGCTTTTTAGAAATGTGGTGAATCATGGCGTTGACCGCTTTGCCGATTTCGGGCTTATCGGTCATGAAGATGACGGCTTCATCTTCATCCGGCTCTATACCCGCTGCGGAATACTCGCTGCCATACATATCTTGAACGAACGGGCCCATAGCGCCATGCCAACCCCCTTGAAGGCCGTATTTTCTTATGGAGTCTTCATAGTCCACTATGGTTCCATGGTACAGACTCTTCTCCTGGAGGTTTAGCCATTGTTTGAAGTTCATTTCTTTTTGTTTTTGGCATGTTTTTCACATGGCTTATCTGGTCTACAACCGCAGCTTTTCTTGGATCTCATATCAGGCGCTTTGATACCTGCTTTTCGGGCGGCATCAAAGTGAACTCCGCTGCTTCCAAACACACCCTCTTTCTTCGGTTCGCATTTTTCGCAAGTCTTGTTGCCAATACACCCGCAAGGCTTGGGTTTTCTGGCGGCTTTCTCTTCCCGGTCTTTTTTGTGCCATTGCACATATTGAAGTGCTGCTTCAGAGAGTTCCGGATCTTCTTGTTCTAGGTAATCTAAAAAATTTCTCATGATTGTTCCTTGTTTTTCATTTTAAGCATAACAGCGTAAGCGAGCGGTCCCATACCGTTAGGTCGGGACATGCGCTTCACTTTTTGTGCTAATTGGAATGGGGTTAATGTGGCGATTTCATCTGGCGAAGGGCCCATGGCCTCTTCCAGGGGCAACTCTTTTTCGGCTGCCCACTCCTTGAATGTCTTTAATTTACCCTTTTTTTTCTTCTTTTTTGGCTTGTCTTCGTCCTTGAATTTTTTCTTCTTCTCGGGCACCTTGCCTTTGGTGGTGTCTTTGTCTTTCTTCTCTTTGTAGTGCCACTCAGCACCTTTTTTATGTTGTGCCCAGGCGATGGCGTAGGGGTTGAGCTTTCCATCCTTTCCCTCGGGGTCGAACTTGTCGCCATGTTTCTTTATCATAGCTCGAACACTCCCGGAACTTCCCGGTGGAGCGACTTCGTTTATTTTTTTCTCATCCATCAGTCCAAAAACCCCGCACGTTTCATGTGATCTGCTAAATTGGCTAACGCCTCCCATCCGGAACCACCAGTGGCAGATGTGGTGAGCCCCATGCCTGAGAGATACCGGTCGTCCGCAGGTTTGCCATCCAACTCGGCAATCTTGGCCATCCACAGTTCTTGGCCACCTTCCACTACTACAGTTACAGACGTTTTCTCTTGTTGTTCTCTGAACTCACGGAAACTCTGCATGCGACCTCCAATCGTAGAGTTATTTACTAGTTTAGGGTATGAAAATTCCAAATGAGCATCGACAACACTTTCTCGGCAAGATCTGCACGATCTTCACAACTCCTATGAACCGGGACTTTCAGCAGGAAGATCCCCAGAAATACCCAGAGCAGGTTTTCAAGTATTTTATAGGGGTAATTCATGACATCACGGATTATGGCCTTCTGATTCAACAGGTGACGACCGGCCTGAAGTCCTGGATCTTTCTATCTCACGTTATTTGCATTGCTGAAGAGCAGGTGGAATATCTTACCGAGCAAGATGTAACTCATATGCAGAAGCCCGAACATACGGCCAGAACTTCGGATCTAAAGAGGCAATTTCCCAACGAATTCCCCGAATTGAACTCTGACGACCCTTCGGCTAATGTTGACGCTCTGAAAAAGATTGCTGATCTTGTGAAGAAGCAGCAGAGCCAACAGGGGCAGTTACCGCCGACTGGGCCATGAAAAACCTGGGATGCCAAGCTAAATAAGTAGTAGCTGAGGTATCACGTAGATGAGAGAGTATTTCACCACCTCCTTCGCAGATTATTATGACACCAGGGAAGAATTGGGCTCTGCGGATCGACAACTTCGTATTGAAGAGCTATTGGTTCAGACTGGAGTAGTGGAAGATGCGGAGGAGGCATATAGTCTTCTGGGGTATATTGATCTCCGGGAAATGGCCGCTACAGCGACCTACAAGGGCCAGGAATATTGGGATACGCCCAAGGTTCCTCTTTTCATGGACAATGAAGACATCTACTACCTCAGGCAGTTCCCGCCCATGTTCTGGAAACAGGCCCTCTCGAATCGGTATAATCATCTTATCATCGATACACATCAGGCGAGGGCCCAAGGCCAGGATGTGCCTGATTGGCAGTGGATAGAACTTCGTAGTCGTGGAGCACAATTTCGTTTCTTTGTTGATACAGGCGCTAACGCACTCTACGACAAGTTGACCCAACAGATGGACGCCGATGCTTTGCGGCAGATGTCCCATGAAGATAGAGATGCTTATGAAGGCGGCAACAGGCGATATTGGAACTTCCAATTCGATGATCCAGTCTTTGTAGACACCGAAGAAGAAATGGAGAGGCGTAAAGAGACACAGCAGGGGGAATCTTCGGGGAAAAAGAAGCCTAGAAAGAAGCGGGCGAATCCTGTGTGGGTGACCAAGGATTTTGTAGGCGTTGGTGAATTCACTGCTGAAAAGAGGTTGGATCAATGGTTGTCTGGAATTGCAGAAGGTTGGCTTGGGAAAACTGGACCTCAAACCATGCGACATAGTGATGCGTGGGGCGGTGGCGGCAAAAAAGAACGAATCGTTCACAGTCCCGAGTGGGTGGATCAATTCGTTAATGCATGGCGTCGAAATATGAAGCTTGCTCTTTATCAATCTTATCTTGCCCAAGAAGAGGCAATTGCATCTGGGAAAAGACAGAAGCGAACCCTCAGTAAAAGAATGATTGAAAGCATGCTTATAGAACATGATGGCCAAGGCGGCGTTATTTGGAAAGCCTTGAGGCCCGATGGAAGGATTTACACTTCTAAAGCTGCTCGACTCCCCGTCCTCTTGCCAGCCAAACTCATAGATTCCAGGGTTAAAAAACAACACGATAGGTACATGAGTGCTGCTGATGAAGTGCGTGAAGCCCTATCGCACCGAGGGGAGAGGAACATTCCGTCCGATCAGAAGCTCAAAGAACTGCTCACTCGCATGAAAGGCAAGAAGCTTGTGCAGTGGGTAGAAGATGAGCAGTCTGAATTGCGAGATGCCGCAGGCCGACTCAAGCCCGATGTGTTGGAAAGGCGGTTGGACAGCTTGGCCCGATCTGAAGCACTTCTGGCAGTGAAATATTGGCTGAAAGAAAATGACGTTGATGTAGATGAAATCAATGTGGAAGATCTTTCCAGCAATGCAGAGATTCGCAGGCTCATTCGCAAGAAAATGGCCGAATTTCTTCTCTATGCAAAGAGAAGAGCCGCTAAGATCAAAAAGACTGCTCAAAGATATGACGCCTGGGATTATGCGCTGGGAGATCACAACGACAACTATGATCGTCTGTACCACACAGTTGGATTTGGCACTATTCACCCCAACCGTCAGCAAAAGATGCAAATGATGGACAATCCCGATGATTGGTGGAAGATTTTGTATCACTATTTTGCGCACTCTACCACCATCAATGGAACGCCCGTTGTCCTTCCTTTTAGCGTAACAGACGTGGAAGATAGACACAACTTGCCAAGGTCATTGAAACATTGGCAAGAGAATGGTGCTATCCGTTCTGGCATCGATGCAGCCTTGAACAGTGAAAGAATGCAAGGGCATGTGCCTGAGTGGGTTGCTCTCAATAATGCCCGAGGAGAGTTGTTCCAAGTCATCACACATTGGATGATGTTTCAGACTGGGCACGGCACGTTCCGAAACTTTCTCGATGCCTACAGGCATCAAGATCCCGAAGAGATGGAAAGTACGGGAAAGCGTTTGCGACAAAGAATTCGCACCATGTCTCGCAATTTTGTTTATAGCCTGTTCCAGCTAGACATTGCGGGCCGAGGTTCCGTGCGCACACGAGATGCGTCGTTTGAGGGAGGTGAGACCGCAGCGTTGGGAGACTTCTTGGCCAGCCAAGAGGCTGATTTGCAGGACATAGCCAAAGAATTGCACCCTCACCAGCACAGACGCACACGGCCACAATCTCAGGGGGCTTCCATGCGAATTGGACATAGCATTGAAGTGGTTAGGGCGCAATCGAGAGCCGTAGAAATTGCTCGTCAATCTCCAGAACTAGGCCCAGCCTACGAGAAGTTGGCGGCTAAACTCACTGGCGACCTTACACGCTTTATCATCTACCGCAACCTTTACATCTATGACGCCAAGCGACAAAACAAGCGGTGGACTATGGATGCTGCTAATAAATATGCAATTGAGATGCTCAAGAAAGAAGCTCAAGATACGGCAGCCGCAGCAGGATACGGCGCAGAGGGCGAAGAAGAACGTGTTGTCCTCCAAAGGAAGGTTGCCATGTTCGACCGCTTCAAGGATGTGGTGGATGGCAATATCACTGATGATCTAAGCGGCCTGGATCAGTTCGTCAAGGCGGGCGTTGAAAAGATCAGTGGTATGTCCGCCAAAGAGAAGGGTGCCCAATTACGTGGTTTGCGTGAACGCTTATCATCCCAGGCGATAAAGCAAACGGCCCAAAGATTGAAAGTAGATCCCGAACAGGCACAAACGGCCATGGAGTTTATCTTGTTCTACTTTGGGAAACACGAAGGTCCACACAAGCGGTTCCAGCAATTGCAAAGTCAGGTTCCTCCCGAGAGGCAGGGGGAGATGGATCGAGCATTTTTGCAAACGTTCTCCATGTCTCTTGTGGGCGAGGGCTTTGCCAAGAGCGGTGTGCCCAGACAAACGGTGGTAAGCATCGCCCAAGAACACGATGGGTCTACTTATCGGGAATTGCGAGACTACTTACATTCCAAGAGGCTGGGCGACATCGATTTGTCTCAACACCCAGACTTCTTAAAAGTTCTGCAATCTGTGCTTACAGCCGTTGATGAAGAGTTGAGAAAGACCGGTGGACGAGTGGGTGGAAGTGAGCCCGATGTGGGACTGGGTGGCGCTCTTTAGCCAAATTCTTCTGTTTCTGGTTCCCCTAGATCATAATTGCCGGGCTCACCCTCTGTCCCTCTGAAATCATATCCCGATTGCTCTTTTTCTCTGCTAAGCCGCTCTATTTCTGCACGGATTTCCTCAGGTGTGGCATGTTCTGGGTCTTTCCCGTCCACCCCTTGAATGCCCAGGTGGGCTAAAATAGCTTCGTCATCATTGGGGTCCAGTCCCACAGCCTTACCATAAAGTGCCAACAAGTTGCCGCCGTCTTCGTATTTATCACTTGCCAGTTTTTCTATTGCGTGGCGAACATCAATTGGGCTGGTGATGTCATAGCCATGTTCGTGTAGAAACCTTAACGCCGCCTCTAGCTCGCTTGCTTTCAACGGTGGTCTCTTGCGAAGATGTTTTCTTGATTGAGGGGTTAAAATAGCTTGCAGGGGGTTTAGGTTTTCATTAGGCTTGACGCTTGGTTCTTTTCGCCTAGATCGTTTTTTCTTTTCTGGCTCTGTGGGCTCTGGTGGTGCTTGTGCGCCTTTGTTGGTTGGCTCAGGTGTTATTGGTCCCTCTTCACCTTTTGAGACGGGCGCAACATCTTCGGGCGGCACATCCGTTCCTTTGGTGGCTTGCATGGCATTTTGTTGGCCCACTTGATACAGGGCTATCATGTACCTCTTGAGTAGTTCTGCCAGATTCTTTCTGAAGTCGTCGAAATATCCTCGAATTGCGTCGGTGAAGTTAGCCTCTTCAAGCAACTCGTCTATTTCTTCATTTACAACTTTCTCTAAGTGAAGATACTCTTGAATGGTCATTCGCCCCTTAGTCCAATCCATTTTATCCCAGTCTGGGTTGTTGGGGTGATCTCCGTACCACATTTTCCTTAAGAACCCTCGAACGCCGTGCTTGAACCACGGAAGAGAGCCAGTGCGGGTTTGTCTGCCTAATGGGGTGGGTTTGCGTGGTGGTATTCCAGACGGTGCCTGTTGCGGCTGAGTCGGTTGCGCCGACAACAGTCGCTTCTCTAGTTCATCGACGAGGTGATTTGCCTGTTGAACAAGTTGGTTGAAAAGATCATTTCTAATGGTCTCAAAAGGGGTTCCCTTGGGCCATTCGGTTCGTATATTTGCTTCGGCCATAGTACATTCCACGGTTTCAATTATATACGAACCCAAAATTACCTTTTGTCTGGCATATATTCGCCGATCTTCTTCAACGACATTAAGCAGGAATCGAAGCGGTGAAAATCGCTGGAAAGGTATTCCATGGTGCGTTGCTCAAAGAGGCGGACGCCATCTTCTTCAACCTCAAATACAATCGACTTGCCTTTTCTGCCGATTACCTTGTAACCATGCATCATAAGGTAGGCACCTGCTCCTAGATCGCTCACTTCTTTTTCTACTACGTTTTCATTGTCAGACATCGTGCTCCTTTTCTCTCATTGCAGCATAAGCTCGCCCGCCCATAGGCGGGCGAGCTATACATAATCTATTTACATGCCGCCATTTTTTTCAAGAGTCTCAACTCAAATTCCAATTCTTTTATTTGATTTGACATCAATCTGGAATACTCTTGGATACTCTCTATTAGCTTGTCGGCCTTGTCGAAGCTGTTGGCTTCACGCTTCAGCCCTGCCAAAATCTTCAGATCGGCAACCCCCTTGTTAGCATCATCCTCTGCTTTTTGCCAGAGCGTGGTTTCCTTGACGTGTTCCAATTTGGCGTCAATTCCCCCCCAATGAAGCTTTTTCTTTTTTGCTCGTTGGCTGTGGGCGATACGGAGATCTACAACCGGGTCGGCACATATGTCTTCAATGCAGGAGTCGTCCAATTTTTGGGGCTTGCGACTTTCTTTTTTGGCTTTCACGCCTTCTACCACTTGCAACGCCTCTTGGCGAGCAATGCCAAGTAGTTCCGCCACAACATCTAAACGTTCAATTGTCTGAACACCGCTGTGTTGTTGGGGTGTGGCTAAGGGCTTTTCCATCAGGACGGGCTCTTTCCAGAAGTAGTGGCTGTCCACATACCTTATGTTGCCCTCATCATCCCTGACCAAACAAGAAATACCGCAGTTGTGTGTGCCGTATGGATTGCGACCACTGCCAAAGATGCTCTCTTTATCACCGGGCAGGTAGGTTAGCTTCTCGTCAAAGATGCTGTAGGTTTTGCCCTCGGTGAATCCGGGGATTGGTTTTAATTTCGTACCGTCTTCGAGTTGGGGGCGGTACACCTCCCTCTTCAAGACCTTTCTAGGCTCGTTCATGATATAGACCTTTCTAAATATAGCTGACCTTAGCCCTGGTCGGCGGCTTCAGCCGCTATTAAGCAACCACGGGCTACGCTATATAGAGGGTCTTTTGGACGAATTATATTACCAATTTCAATTGGCAGGTTGGCTCGTCCGACCAGTTCCTTGAACATTGTGTCGAAACCGGGCGGCTGGCTCGTTCCGCCAGCAATCACAATGTCAATGGGATTATCGTGGCGAGCTTTATTGCCCTTCTCTTCCAGTCCACCTTTGATGCCGGTGATGGTTTTGGACATCATTATCTCGTACTGGGCCTTGATGGCTCGCTGCACAAGCGATTCGGGCTCAATGGTGAGATCCGCTTTCATCTTTTCTTTGTTGATGAAGGTTGGCGTTTCACCAGTGGCTTTGGCAGACATCTTGTCAATCCAGTCGCCGGAATTTACGAGTGAGAATTGGAAGATAGGAGCGCCATAGATGGCAAAGCACAGATTGACCATGCCCGCCCCAAAGCTGATGCCAATGCCTGTGTAAGCCTTGTCGGCCAATTCGGCATACACCAATGCTAGACCTTCGTTTATGGGGTGGGCGGAAATCTTGCGACCTTCGCCATCCTTGAAGGCTCTAAAGATCTGTTCCAACACTTTGGCGTGGTAGTCGGCATCCGTTTCTTCGTTGATGGCATTTGCGGGAACACTGTAGTACAGGGTTTCGCCATCCGACTTCACTTCGTCCAAGAGGCTGTGAATCATGATGCTCATTATTTGCTGGGCACTTTTTTCTTGTGGATTGAGACATCCAGCATTCATGGGTCTGCGGAGTTCTATGCCTGTCATGGTGTAGGCCATGTTGACGGCGGCTTCGCCCAATGCATAGGCCGTGTTGTTGTCTTTTCTTTCAATGAGGGGCACGCCAGCCTTCTTCATCATGTTGAAGACGAATCTGTTTTCCAGAGGCATACGCAGGAAGGCATTGACTTCTCGTTTGTTAACGAAGTTGCCCTCATCATCCCTTTTGCAGCAAACTAGGTTGTATGTGCCGCAGTCAAAACCGATTGCCATTTTAATCCTCCACTTGTTTTCCGAATTGAAGCTTTTCGCCGCCAAAGTCTGGAATTGCCCAGTTGATCTCGTCATCGTCAGCTTGTTGGGCCTTAAGGGTGGAGGCGCTAACTTTCACCCCCTCGGCATTGATGTTGATGTCGAGATGTAGGTTAATGTCCAGTTTTACTTCACCATTTTTCGTAACCACTTTTTTGGTTACAATTTCTTTGGTGACCTGTGATCCTCTAACGACGTTTGGCATGTTAGTATCTACTGTTCTATCGGCAATAATAGAGTGTTTTGAGCGACATTCTGCCACCAGCGTTAATAAGGCCACCTCTGGAACATCTTGTCCACAGCCTGGATGATTTCCTCAGCCGTGATTTCAGTTAAGCAGGGTTTCGGCACTCCTTTTCCTTTATGGCAGTTGGCCCAGTTGTAGCAAGGACCACAATCCCAGCCGTCGTCTCGGTGTTTCTGAACCAGGAAAAAATCGAAATATTTTCCGTACACCTTGCCGTCTGCAAAGGTGAAAATGCCCACAAGAGGCTTCTTCAATTCTCCCGCCAGATGGAAATGGCTCGTGTCTACAGTGATGACGTAATCCGCCTCGTTGACCACCCCCATCCATTGGGCGAAAGAGATGTTGTAAATAACCGGTACGTTGATCTCGTGTAGCTCAGGGATGGGGTACTTATGTGTGGAGAAAACAAAACAACCCTTGGATCGCAGATGGTCTATGACTGGATTCATTTGGTGAGGCAAAAGGTCTTTGACCTTCATGGCGGAAATGGGACAGAACAGGACTTTGGGGCTCTTGCCATCCCAGATTTCCCCCACCAGTCGTTTGCCCTCTTCCTTCATTTCCTCCGTGATAGTGAGGTGCATGTTGTGGTTGTGAAGGAACACGCCGCAATGTTGTGCCCAGATGTCGCTCCGGTGGAGTCCGGAAAAGGGTGCCATGCCGATCTCGTATCTTGTGCATGCACTCGTCGTGTTGTAGTGGACTATCCAGTCCAGGGGCTCTATCTTCATGCAGTCGGCAAGGTGGTCTATGTGGGGGTGTCCTTCCATCACAGGAAAATAGGTAGATCTACACGCCAATGTAATTTCGGCCTCTGGCATCAATTTCTTAAAGTCCTCGAACATCATACGATGAATGAGCATGTCGCCGAGTCCGCCCGTCTCCCGCACCACCAACACCTTGTTTCTTTTCTTGTGGAATTCACGTAGCGTAAGTGGGGCAGGTATCTTAATCTCTTTCTTCTTGATGAACTTGGGCATGAGCTTAATAGAGTTGCGCTTAGACCTTTCTTGTGTTATAATGATGGTATGGAAATACAAGAATACGTAGCGAAATACTCGGAAGACCTGAAAAGACGACTACAGGAAACGCCTGATTTTCCCAAAAGTAGTCCGCCAGCAAATCCTGCGTGGGCTGATAACGTTGAGTGCGTCTTGTATGTCGCTCTGGATCAATTCCAAAGCCAAGAACTAGACTACCTTTCAGAGGCAGCCGATCAAGTGCGTCGTGAAATGGAAGCTCTGGCGGACTCTATTCAGGAGCAGTACCCTGACTACGAGTTCGAGGATTGGGTTCACTGGGCCTACTGGTCTGCCGAATAACCTCCCTGGTAATATCTGGGTAGATGGCCTCGGCATATTCCCAAAGCTTCTTTCTCTTCATCAATGTTCGCCATGATTTGCGATCAACAGCGCACTTCCATCGATTGTGTGTGACTTGTATGTCTTTTTGGGCAAATTCCCCCTCTTGTCCTTTCTTGAAAAAGCCGCCACGAATCGCCCTTCTATTGCGTGCTATCTTGTCTTTGTGAGGGAAGAACTTCATTCCCAATTCTTCAGCCTTGGACTTTCGATAGTCTACGCTGTCGCACCAAGAGTTGTAATTACACTTATAGAAACTAGGCAGTACATGTGTTTCTCCCAGCCATTCAGCAGCGTATGCCTCCCACTTATCCAGTATTTTCGCTACAGGTTTGTGGTTTTCTCGGAATGTGTGTATGAAACTGGCAAGTGTGTTAAATGGGTCTCGCAGATGTATGATGTACTTCTGCTCTTGGAATTCCACGTTATTACTGTTGACGACAACAAGATCTCTTGTCTCATAATTAGAAATAATAGTTCGCCATTCATCTTCACAGTCGCCTTTGAGTCTTTTTACATCCAAAGGAAGTTCGGGAAGGACATCGTTCCAATGGGCTCGTGGAGCAGGGCTTAACGCCAGAATCCATTTGATGGCGGCGTGGCAGCCGCTTCTTCTCGTCGAAAAGAAACAGAACCATGTGTGTGTTTGAATCATATAAGTATCTAGACATAATAAAAAACCCTCCGACCTTTGGTCGGAGGGTTTCTGTATCAATGTTGTCGAATCAAGCTTAGCTCTTGCACACGGACTTGACGGACAGAAGAATTTCTACCACGACAGGACCAGTAGCGCCAGATTCGTTGTTGGCGATTTCGATCTTGCTGATGGAAAGATCGCCAGCGTTGAAGATCTGGACTTCGGAAGCGGACAGTGTGAAGACTGCATCGGTGTTCCCATTCAGTCGAACGGTAACGGCCTGAGCGCCGTGGCTGTTGGTTAGCTGTGCGAAGGACGCATAGCCGCCAGTGTCGCCAAGGATGTCTGCCACGTTGTCTGCAAAACCGGTGCCTGCGCCAACACTGAGGCTGTAAACCTTCGGGTAGGTGTTCTCGCCAGGAACGTCGCTGTAAACGCTGCCATCGTCAGAAACGATTTCAACGACTGCGTGCTCAAGGGCGCACCCTTCCGGGTTTGCTGTCGGATGATAAGGCGCAAATCTCTTCCAGTAGTTGCAATCTGTGAACTGCTCACCATCCACCATCAGGCGGTTGACCTTGTTCGGGCCCATTACATAGACCTGACGTTGAAGACTGGTGGCCATTTGACCTGCGGCCTTCAGTGGATTGGCAGTGGGCTGACGGTCCAAAAGACCCTGTGCCGTAGAGTTGAGGTTTACTTTGAATACGCTCATTGTTTCTCCCAAGAAATTTAGAGGTTCTCATGGTCCATCTTCAAGGTTATATATGCATCAGAAGATAAGTTTCAACACTTCTCCTTGTGGAAACATTTTTTCGTAAAGCCTTGTGCCCACGCCTGTGGGCACAAGGCTTGTTTTGATGCCCGCAACTCCTGCTTGGAACAGGGCTTCGTTTTCCACCCCAATAACCCAGCCGCATGACTTAACGTCCGGGTCTACAACCGGATGGTAGCCTTTAGTGCGGGCCATTCGCTTAATGCTTTCTGTTTGCTCCCCGCTGAGCGATTTAACTGGCAAATCGCCATTGGGGAATATTCCACATTTTTTGATTTCTGAATTGATTGGCTGTGGTGGCGACAGGTGGGAGAGCAAAAGGCTTGATTCTTGTAGCAACCCCCAAATGGGATGTTCTGCGGGAGTTCCTTTCAATTGTCTGATATAGGCAAACTCTCGTTTCTTTTCTTGGATGTTGGAGGCTGGGATGATTCTTTCTTGTCCCCTTACTAAATAAGAGAGATGGTCGGGATAGCAGATCCACACCTGGATTCCGGGAAGTTCTTGTTCGATTGCTGGTCGCAGATAAAGCAGTTGAACAATGTATTCTCGGTGGCTTCCTGCGTAAGATATGCAATACCTATCTTTAATTTGGGCATATTGAGGAAATGGAAATGCCATGAAAAGTAACCTGCGTAATATACGTGATTGCCAAGAAACAATGGGTGCCTTTTTTCAGCAATTCGGCAACCCTGACGTTCATACTAAAGTAGTGTTAGAAGAGTTTTTCAAGGAGCTATATGCGAGACGCACCAACAAGCAGGCTGTATTTGTATCTGGCGAGGCGAGACAAGAAAGAGATAAAAGTGCTGACAACATTTCAGGGCCATGCGGTTCCCCCGACACGAGTCCGTGATGTGAAGCATCTGGGTCTCCCTCGGGAATTAACCGCTAAGTTGAGCCAAGAAATTCATGAAGATCGTCTTCTGTGGGAGCCTTGGGTGGAAGCAGCGGATTCTTTTGAGCAACTGCGAGAATCTCTGAAAAAAAGAGGGTACAAGGCTCCTCGTCGTTCTAAGTCTAGGTTTGCACCTGAGGGTCTAATTGAAAGCAACGTAAGGGGTTTGGATAAGATCGCCCCTTCTCCTCGAACACAAACCAACAGAATGCCCATCAGGAAGACCATGTTGGGCGGTTAAGCTTTTCGCACGTAGCATCGATGGATGTTGAATGAGCCTCCATCTACCTCAATCAAGAAGGTTTTGTCGTCCACATCAATGATGGTTCCGCCATCTTCCATGAATCGTTCTGCTAGGTCTTCTGCAACTCCTTCGTTGGCATCCATTTTAGCCAGTAGTCTTTCAGTGTCTATTTTGGATTCGACAGCTACGCCAACGAAGGGTTTGGGTCGTCGTGTAATGCCACTAGGTTCATCGGATGGGTCTTGATTCCTCATCCATTTCTTAAAGTGTTCAAGTGAGAATCTATGCTCTTTATAATCCATCGTGCTGTTCTTCCTTGAAGAATTCAGGTAACTCGCTGTCTGTTATATATGTAGCATTATTAAGATTTATCCCACTTGAGTGAGATCCAATTTGTACGTTTGCCTTTCGCAGCCAATAGAGCATCCCATCGATCACCCTCTGCCCGGTTGCTTGTTGGGGGTATGTCCAAAGGCCATTCTCCAATTGTATTGCGGCAGGCCGTTCGTCCTCAAATGAGTCATCACAACAAAAGAGAAGTAGCTTCTTCACTCCGAATTTATAGGCCAGATGAATGCCTGCGCAGATGGGATTGCGATAGTCATCTACATAGAAATGCCCCTCAAATCTTGGCCCCGAATAAAATCTGCTAGGTGTTGTTCGATAGGTGTAAATGGTACTTCGGTAAGCCTCTAAGAATTCGGGATTGGTTCGGTTAGCGGCGATGCAGGGAGGACAATAATTATGCTTGGGCAAATATGTCACACATTGAATAAAGGGGTTGTTGACCACATAGCACGAAATGCCCCGTCTTGTTTCTCTGGTTTTTTCGTGGAGTTTCCACTTTGCTAGAGCGCCATTTGTTGCCATCACCACCACTCTTCCTTCTAGTTGACAGAGCAACTCCTGCTTTGCCTCAAAATCGTATCCATCTGATACAATTACCAAATTGGAAAAATCGTAGTGCTCCTGTTCAACAACGGCATATCTTCCCTTGATGTTCTTAAATTCATTTTGGAGGAATAGGGCGTGGTCCTCTTTCGTGCATAGGTTGTTTAGATCCACAGCCTTTGCATGGCGTTTACAGAGGTTTCTCACCCAAATGCCGTCTTCAGTAAGAAGGTATTCGTTTTTGTTGGAGTGTTTCTTTATTCTCATTTTTTACCACATGGGACTAAACGGAAGCAGTCATCTCCAAGTTCCTCGGTGACTTTTTCCATATTCAGTTCTAGAGGTACTGGACCGCCTCTATAAACAAGTGGAACTTCGACGTTTTCAGGCACCTTAAGGTGGATCTCGTCGGGCAGGTTGTGTTTGAGTTCAATGGATTCAGGAATGCCCTTCACTTGGATGTGTGTGGGCCAACCGGATGCATCCAGCTTGATTGCCGATGGGAAGTTTTTGGGCATCTCCAAACGGATCGCTCCAGGTATGTTGGATTCGACTTTGATCGATTCCGGGAGATCGGATACCACCTTAATCTTCCAGGGGATCTTCGGTACGTCTACAAAACTTATTTCCTTCGGTAGCGGTTCCTCTGGTCCCACAAGTCGCACATCGGGGATTGCAGGAACATTCAGGTCGATGCTTACCGGCAAGTCGTGGACGATCTTGATGTTGGGCAATTTGGGCGCTACGATTTTGATCTCGGAGGGGATGCCCAAGTCTGCTGTTTCGACGTTGGCTGTAATGTCGAATCCGTCCTCGAAGTCTTCGATGTCGGCACTTTCCATGTAGTTGAGTGCTCGCATGCTTGCCGCTGCGGCTGATGGACAGGTTACCGTGACCGTGCATGAGCAAACAATGGGATCGGGACTGCCCCACTCAACGGAGATCATGGGAGCCTCTTCTGCGTTCCAATCAATACCAATTGTTGCGGTATCCAAAGCGGAGGCGTCAACCGAAATGGTTTGCCCTTCCAGGCAAGAACAGTCGAGGCTGATGGTTTCGGGCACACTTGAAGCATCAACAGATATGGAAAAATCTGGTTCACACAGAGAAATACACCATGTAGGTTCCTTGAATGAAAAATCACTGATCCATGCGGGCATTTGGAATTCAGCACTGGCCCACCAACCGGGCTCCTTGAATTCGGCGTCATCCCACCAAGCGGGCGGTCCTTTGAATTCGGCGCTATTCCACCAACCGGGCTGTGCCTTGAAGTCTACTTGTTGCCACCAAGCGGGCATTCCTGCAAAATCTACTTGGTCCCACCAAGCGGGCTCGTATATTGTCAAGGGATCTAATGGTTCTACGCTCACGCTGATTGCCGCACTACCGCTGGTATCAAGCGAAATCACGCAGTCAGTGCAATCAATGGGAATAGAGCAGTTGCTTGGGCATTGAAGGTCTACGGTACAATTCGTGGGGCATTCTAATGAAACGTTCCACGTGGGTTCGTTAATGTCCAGGTTCCATGAGGGTTCGCTGATCGATAGATCCCATGCGGGCTCGGCCAGTTCTACGCTGCAATCGGTGGGACAAACCAAATCAATGGTGCAATCGCTTGGGCACTCTAATTGAATTGCCCACGTGGGTTGTTTCAGGTCAATTGACCAAGTGGGCTCATCTACTGAGATGGACCAGTTGGGTTCGGCAACGGAAAGATCCCATGCTGGTTGTGTTAGTTCAACGGAACAGTTTGCGCAGTCCAATGTTATACTACAATCTGTGGGGCATTCTACAGATAGGTTCCATGACGGTTCGGCAACGTTGAGATCCCAAGTGGGCTCTGTTAATTCCACCGAACAACTTGTGCAATCCAATTCGACACTGCAATCTGTGGGACAGTTGAGATCAATGCTGCATTCAGAAGGGCAATGAACGTTGAGGTTGACATCGACCGTTGCGTTGTCTAGTTGCGAGGCGTCGAGGATAACGCTGGCATTGTCCAAACAAGAACAATCCAAAGAAATGTTCTGTAAACCCGAAGTGTCCAGGGAAATGTTTTCCAATCCGGTGGTGTCCAAGGAAATGGTGCAGTCTGTGGGGCACTCCAAGCTGACTATGCAATTAGATGGGCATTCCAGCGGGATACTCCAGGTGGGTTGCTCTAGCTCGATAGTTTTCCCTGTGGTGTCCAGTTCGACGGAACATTGCTCGCAATCCAAGGTGACACTGCAATCTGTGGGACAGACCAAATCGACCGAGCATTCTTCCGGGCACTCCAAAGACATTCTGCAATCCGATGGGCACTCAATGCTGATGTTCACTTCAATGGGGTCCACTTCCAGCGAGATATTTTGTAATCCGGATGTGTCCAGTGAAATATTCTGCAAATCTGCAATAAGCGATACGTTGTGCAACCCTACCGTAATCAAGGATATGTTGTCTATTGGCGGCACGATCAGTGACGGGTTGTTGATCGTAATGGGCGGCACGATCAGCGACGGGTTGTTGATCGTAATGGGCGGCACGATCAGCGACGGATTCGGAATATCTCCGATGGTCACTGATACCTGAACTGGTGGAATGTTAATTGGTGGTACAATCAACGATGGGTTGTTGATCGTGATTGGTGGTACGATCAGCGACGGATTGTTGATTGTCATTGGCGGCACGATCAGCGATATATTTCCAATTGGCGGAACAACCAGTGACGGATTTGGAATCGGCGGCACTATCAACGACGGATTGTTGATGTTGATCGGCGGCACGATTAGTGACGGGTTGTTCAATTGCGGCACATTAACCGTTACTGAAACTGGAGGAATGTTGATCGGCGGCACGATCAGCGATGGATTCTTAATGTCGGGCATAAACACTGTGACCGAGATCGGCGGAATGTTCGGTGGGATAACCGAGATCGGCGGAATGTTCGGTGTGTTGATATGAATCGACGTGGGAATCTGTGGTGTATTTATGTGAATCGATGTTGGAATGTTCGGGCTGTTGATATGGATCGAAGTCGGAATATTCGGCGTATTTATGTGAATCGAAGTGGGGATCTTCGGTGTGTTAATGTAAATTGAAGTTGGTATCTTCGGACTGTTAATATGGATCGATGTGGGGATGTTCGGGCTGTTCACATGGATCGACGTTGGAATGTTCGGACTGTTGATATGGATCGACGTTGGTATCTTCGGTGTGTTGATATGGATCGACGTTGGGATCTTCGGTGTGTTAATGTGGATCGATGTTGGAATGTTCGGCGTATTTATGTGAATCGATGTTGGAATCTTCGGTGTGTTAATGTGGATCGATGTTGGAATGTTCGGCGTATTTATGTGAATCGACGTTGGGATCTTCGGTGTATTGATATGAATCGAAGTCGGAATGTTCGGCGTATTTATGTGGATCGACGTTGGTATCTTCGGTGTGTTGATATGGATCGAAGTCGGGATCTTTGGCGTATTGATGTGAATCGACGTTGGGATGTTCGGTGTATTGATGTGGATCGAAGTCGGGATCTTTGGCGTATTGATATGGATCGAAGTCGGGATCTTCGGTGTGTTAATGTGGATCGAAGTCGGGATCTTTGGCGTATTGATATGGATCGAAGTCGGGATCTTCGGTGTGTTAATGTGTATCGACGTTGGAATATTCGGCGTATTGATGTGTATCGACGTTGGAATATTCGGCGTATTGATGTGTATCGACGTTGGGATCTTCGGCACGATCAACGAGATGTTTGGAATCGACGGCACGATCAACGAGATGTTTGGAATCGACGGCACGATCATTGAAATGATCGAGGGGAATTCGGGTACATCCAAAAAGACCACGACACTGGGGATGTTGAAGTCCGGGATGTCAAATTGCACCACACTGGGCAAGTCGAACTCTGGAATGTCGAACAATATCACACTGGGAAGTTCTATTTCGGGCGTAATCAAAATCACACTGGGGATATTCAGATCCGGCGTGATGAGAATTACGCTGGGGATTCCCAAGCCCAGGTCAAATTCCGGAATCGATATGTTGATATAAATCGATGGGAATTCAATGTCTGGGATGTCAAAACAAGGGAATGTAATTGGTGGCGTAGTCCAGTCAGTGGATAGGTTGAAGTCGGGTACGCTACAATTTGGGAAGTCAGGAACTTCACATGTGGGAACCTCAAACGGTTCCGGTTCTTCGCTGGGCGGCGGCTCTTCTGGATCTTGCCTTTCTATGGGCGTAATGACCACCTGACAATCTTCATTAGATACCGTGACCACTGGATCGGGCAGGGTGTTTGGAGGGTAAACATGTGTTCCAGTTAAATTCGTGGTCGTAGAACCATCGCCAAAATCCAAAGTGTATTGAGTGTAGTCCCCCTCGATGGCCACTCTGTATTCAACAGTGATTCCTCGGAGCGGGTCTTCCGTGGTGATGATGTCAAAATCCACGATGACGCACTGCTTGTCATCAATGATGTCGTCTTCTTCAATCGCCAGTTCTAAATCATCGAATTTCTCAAGGATGAACCCCTCTACGATTTCAATCGTATCCACTAGTTGGTTGTGGTGCTCGGCCATCACAAAGCCTCTTGCCCAACTGCGATTACATCCCCCTTGACGAGCGGAATTGAACTTTGTGCCGCTTCCTCCCAAATTTCGGGCGCATCTTTTGAGTTTATTCACCTTGCCGTAGGCGTCTTTTTCAACACTGTCGTAGTAAATGATCTCGCCCGCAATGTTGCAAAAGCCGTTGTCAGGCCATATTTCTTCCTCATCCGGATGCACGGGAACGATGTCGATCTCTTCAGCCCAAGCTTCATTGTCTGAAGCCAGACGAGATTCTGTCGTGTTGTACACCTTGAAAAGCGTGTAGTCCGAATCAATTGCGAGTGGATAAACGGGATGTGGAGGAAATCCTACTGCCATACTTGTCCTTTTATTTCATGGTGGTATTTAGTAGACTCCCATGGTAAATTGCTCACCTGTTGGCCTTGCTGTTATGACGGTAAATGTAATGTCTTGACCGTTAAACTTAATGAACGCATTGGGGCTGTAATCGTAACTTAGGTATGCCGCCCGATCATCGTCCGAGGCTGCCAGTAATGTGTGGGCTTGATTGTCGAAACCCAAAACACTGATGTCTTGCACTGATCTGAAGCTCAAAGAACTCAGCGATGGCCCACCTGTTTCCCATGAACCGGTGGTCGTATTATATGCTGAAACGTTGCCCGAGTTATTAAAGAAGAAGACGCCGTTTGTTAGTGAAACAAATTGTCCTTCTAGTTTTGTTGGCCCCGCCATATCAGGCAGCTTTTTAATCGTTTGGAATTCTGAGCCCACTATGCCTTCTGTGCGGTAGAAACTTTTGATCTTGAAGAAGGGGTCAACGCCATCGTTTCTTGCGAAGTAGCCCGAACTGTCTTTCCAGCAACCCCGATAAACAGCAAAATAGCCATTTTCTGGCTCGCCAGATTCATAACCCGAGGTGGCATGTTCACGAAGTTCATCAGCACCGTTTTCGTAGTCGCTTAGATCGAAAGTATAACTATCATTGTAGGTGCCATCGGCCTTGTCGAACACACCTTTCGTTTGATCTGATGGATTGGTGTCGGGTAGTATTGATCCAGTTGGCAATGATCCGAATAAGAAATAACTCGTCGTGGGTGAATTAAGACATAGCCAGTTCCAATAGCGGTCGAGGGAAGGCTCTCCAGTATAGTATGTGTCTCGGAACCCCTCGTATTCTACCACTCGGATAGATTGACTGGCAGCAGGATTGAAGCCGCCCTGAGCCCAATAAAGCATTGCCAGACCCCGTTCGCCAGAGTTGGTGAGTGTTTTTGCAGAGAAGGACACGTTTCTATTGAACTCCCTTTCTGCTTGATCTTGATTGTTGCTACCTTCCAGGAAAGAGTCGTTCCTTTCTATTGAGAGCGTAACGGGCAATGTCTTGAATGTCTCACTCACCAACCCGAATTCGCAAGCAGATGCAGTGGGACTATTGAACAGCCATAACCACAAATTCCTCTCTTCTACAATATCCAGCGCATCTTCATATGTAGTGATTCGGTAGGCTCCATTTTGGGTATTGACCCTAACCTTCAGATCGTAAACGCCTCCAATGCTGTAAAGTCCCTTAGTGTAATTCAATTTGGCGTGATCCAAATCGTCGCCCATAGACCAAATGTATTCCACCACCGGGTCGTATTTCGCTTCTGTCACAGGATCGAGCCACTCGCCAGCTTGTGATCTCAATGGGTCGGAACCCAAAACAGCACTGTCTGGTATTTCCACGCTTATGAAATTCGTGGTGGGCGCACGAAGCACTGGGGTGACTGAATAAGGCCCTCCTACTGGTTCCCCTGATCTCACAAAGAATTGTTGGTTGATAGGGATGATGTCAATTACAGCTTCTTCGGGGGCCTCAACTCTTGGGTTGATTACTTCGGGGAAGGACACCGTGTCAGTTCCGTAGGCATTGCTGACGGTTAAAGACGGGCTATAGTAGCCCGCACTGGAGTATGGCTTAATGATGGTCTTTTTCAAGTAGGCGATTGAAGGATATTCATTGGTAAAATCAAGGACGCTCAGAACATTCACTTCTGGCCCCACCGAGATGACACTTAATGTGGGATCGGTAATAGAAACAACCTCGGTGCAGATGTTGGAAACACCGTCGCCGAAATCCCATACGAAGGTTAGATCTCCAGGCCCTAGTCTAAAACACTGTTCTTGAAAAGTTATTTCCAGGGGGGTCAATCCCAACGTCGCCCCTATGATCTTGAACCAAGCTTTGGGCGTAAACATTATTTTCAGAAGAAAGTTCAACCGGCCAGTAATGGTGTCGCCTCGTGGCAGCGTGTCAACTGTGCCTTTCACGCCCATGAATTCTTCAATGGCAATTAGAGCTTCTTTTAAGTTGTTGTGATGGGAAGCTATAACGTTCAATGTCACGTTGGTGAGTTCTTTTGGCTTAACCACTTCTGGGAACCCAGGCAGTGCCTCCAAGCTGCTGAATGTCGCCAATCGTTCTCCTGAAGCAGTGGTGGTGCCCAGAACGTAACTTGAATAATACAGACTGATTGCTCGTAGATCTCTTTCAAATTCACCTACGTCTAGAATGGTGCTGCACTGTTCAGTAAGCGTGATTATTCCGGATGGGGGGAATTTCTCCATCACTTTTATGTCACCGCTGACAGTGATGCTTGTATCTCCCGGTGTGTAATCTGCGACTAGTGTGCCTCGCAAAGCGTCGTGGACAAGATAGAGATTAGTATCACTGTCGAGGCTCTCGGGGTAGTTGGATGCTGTGGGTATAGTCATTTTGCTCCTATATTACCGTCAAAAGATCCGTGGCGGGCATAAACACCCTCTTCGTGCGCTGATCTGCAAACACCAACAATAGGGTCGCATTGTAAGATCCGGGCGATTCATATGTATGGGTTGTGGAGTGTAAATCTGGGTCCAATTGTTCATGGGTTTCACCGTCGCCGAAAACCCAATATCTTCCGCCAATTTGGCCATCAGATTGGTCCACAAACTTGAACACTGTTGCTGTTGCCGTGGGTTCCACACCAGAGGCTACTCGGGCGTCTGCTGTCTGCTGAGAATAGAAAGCCTTCCTTATGGTGGCTCCGGTTTCATGATTGGCTGCATCCGTTTCCCCATAGCCACGCACTAAAGTTTTGAAAGATGTGGAGGTTTTGTTCCTGTATGCTATCTGTTCGTTCCCAATGACCACCACCCCTTGGCTGGGAAACTCTGATGTGTCGGTCACAGGAATGATGGTATCGGTGGCAGCAAAGTTGGCTGTAAGTGCAGTTTCAATTTTTTCCGGAATCACAATGTAGAAGAAAGAGGGTTTCTTTTCTTCCGAAACATGAATGTAGTTGTATTTGGTGGCTGCGCCTTGTCCGCCAGAAGAAGTGACGACATTCAATTTGACCGTATAAATCCCCTCTGTGGCGTACACGTGCTCGGGGCTGTTTTCGTTTGAGTAAGTGCCGTCTCCAAAGTCCCAAAAACTGCGAACTACATCCCCGCCAGAGAAATTCTGAAATCTGACTTTAAGAGATGGTGGTCCCACTCTGGGATGGCCGAAGAAGGCGGCTTTGGGGGTCAAAAATCGTGCTTCTTGTTCCCTAAGTTTATAATTAAAAGAACCTTCAGCCGGATCGTTCCGAATGCCCAGAAAAGTCTCGATGTTAATGAGAGCATCTTTCACTGCGTTATGGTGTTCGGCCATTACAGCAGCGGTAACCGCTACGCCTGCTGGCCACGCACTCTGACGAGAACCAGCAAAACCTCTAATCAGATCCTTGAAGATGGTGTTGCCACGACTTCCATAGAACACCAGTTCAGCATTGCCTGATTCGCCAGGGGCTACACCCACACGAATTAGCCCTTGGGCAGGAAAAGACGAGGCATCATCGACAATGATTCTTTTGGCGTTGTATGTTAGACCTTGCTTTAGGAAAGTCTCCCCGTTATTGGCAGCCTCATATAAAGTTTCTCGGTCATCTACAGCGTCAGGAAAAACAGAAAGGTCGCCCGGTTGGTAGCCATCATCTAAGCTTGATACTCTAGTCGGCATCTTTCTCCTTTGACTTTTTCTTGGTTATGGCCTTCTTTTGGGCCTCAGTCGCCAAAACAGGAGCCTGCTCTAATTGCTTGAGCAATCCAATGGTCTGCTGCTTAATCGGCGTTTCGTCATTGAGAGCCAGAATGGTTTTCACCAGTTCCAAATCCAGCGGGCTGCGGGTTAACAGGCGAAGGTTCAACTCTTGGGTGAGTTTCTCATTCCAGTATTCCGTCTGAGACCTCAAATCGTCGTATGGCTTGAGGGGCTCTTTTTTCTCAAGTTGGCGATAAGCCATGGCCAGGAAAGCCGCCTCTTCTTCGGCATCTTTCAATTTCTTCTGGTGTTCCAGAATGGTGTCGTCCAACGCATCACCCTTGCGTTTCATCTTGCGAATATGGATTTCTCGCTCTTTCTTATCTATCTCTGAAGGGTCGGATTCTATGCCAAACTGACTTGGCGGATTGTCTAGCCTCACAATTTCCAGTTGGACCAACTCCCTGTCGTCCTTCAACTCCTCAATTTGGCGCTTTAAGGAAACAATGGAATTTTTCCGTGCTTGAAGCTCCCGTATGCAACACCACATCCGACTCTGGGTAGTATATTCCTTCGCAACGATGAAATACTTTAATTGGAAAAAGCTGTGGCGATTTGCAATATCACAGTCGAGGATTTCTTCCATTTCCTCGTTGAGTTTTTCTGGTTCGACGGCGAACGGCATTTCCTGGGCAATAATCTCACTTGACATAATTTCTCCTTTGGAGTCTAATTCTGTAGAATAATGGAGTATTTGGAGGCAAATATGGGATACCTTGCTAACACAAGATGCTATTTATCGGGGCCAATTGAAAATGACAGCGGCCCAAACTGGCGGGTGGAAATCAAAAAGGTGCTAACAGAAGAACTCGGCGTTCGGGTCTTCGACCCGAACGCCGATCCGAAGCAACAATTCAAGCCCGCACTCGACGAGGCTCGCAATAATGGAGATCGAGAAACCATGCGAGAAATCGCACGATCTTTCGTTCGCAAAGATCTATCTCTCGTAGATCGATGCGACTTCTTTATAGCCAACCTGCCTTACGGAGTAGCGACCGCAGGAACCCACCACGAAATAACCCAGAGCAATGATCGGAAGAAGCCGACGCTACTTCACTGCTCGAAGGGTTGGGAGTGGAATCCCCTGTGGTACTTTGGCTTTGTCCCTCTGGACTACTTTTTTGGTAGTTGGGACGGGGTTGCTGAGTATCTGCGAAAGGTGGATCGGGGGGAGTGCTCGGAGGATGATCGCTGGCACTTCGTAATGGGCCTGATTTAGTTGCTTGCGTGCATTTGGGGTGGTGATCTTGAATCCCAAGCACGCCCAGGTTCAGGTTCATGGGAGATGCCGAAGAGGCATGTGGTACGGACTTGGGCAGCTTGGGACAGTAGTTCTCGTATTCCGCCTCTTCGTACTTCCATGTTAATTCTATTGTGATCGACTCGCTGCTTGAGAAGTCTAGATCGCCGAAGTTAATGGCGGTGGGATGAGCCTTTTTTAAAATCCATCTTTCTAAAGGTTTGTACTCCCGCACGGTCATTAGGCAGGCCGGGCAACGCTCGGGGATCATCAATTTAAGTGTTATGGTGGCCCTCAACTCATCTGGCACATCCTCTTTCTTTTCCCAGTAGGAGTAAACTTTAGCCATGTAATCCCATAACGGTTTCATGGTTTCATCGGTTTGATCGAAGTGGGTGATTGTAATCGCCTCCCATGTGCCCTTTGTGGGAACCCATGTTTTAGCGCTTAGGTAGTTAATCTCCGTTTCCTCGATGGTGATATTGGGGCGTGCTGCCACCTTGACGCAATCCGTTACTGTGGTGTCGCCCAGGTCATATTCTACGAGCCATCTCCATCTTCTACTCATTTGCCTCCTTATATATCAAAGGCAGGACGCACGAGCGGTGGCATCTTTATTTCCACCACCTCTAGGTCCAGCCAGTAGTTTTTAGTGCGTATTCTTCCGGGCGGGATCTTCAGATCTACGGGATCTGTGGCAATCACGCTTATAGCGGGGCCGCTCGGTGTGCTGACATAAACAATGCTCGGGATGACCCCGCTTGGAAAGCTTGTGCAGATGGGGCCAGCATTCATTTGCTTCCTTGTCCGAAGTCAAATGGCTCCATGGATCGTTCCCATTTAACCTTCCCTGGAATCCAATACTTGTCGCTCAAGTAGTTGATTTCGGTTTCTTCCAAATTGTTTTCATAGTCCACAGAATCATACTTCCACTCTACTTCAAGCATCTCGTCGCCGTTGTAGCTCAAATCTCCGAAGTTGATTTGTACGGGCGTAGCTCCATGAATGTGCCATGTTTCCAGGGGCGTTCCACAGCCGTCGTATAGCACTAGCGACAACTCGATCTTGGGGGGCTTGGGGTCTCCTTTTGTGTTTGCCTCCCAGGTCTTTGCAAAGTATTCATAGAGCGGCTCATGCATATCCTTTGGCATGTCGCCCAGGTGTGTAACTAAGATTCGCCTTTTTTCGTCCAGATCGGAACCAAGCCAATAATTCTTGGTGCATAGTTCCCCAGGTTCCGCTAGGCATTCATCCGGGCGGGGGCGCACGGAGACTTTTACAAAGCCGCTGATTACTTTTGGGCCAAGCACGTAAGTGATGTACCATCTGAACTTGCGCCTCACCAGTATGTTGCTGTTGCCCATGAGGCCGAGCCCCATATTACCTATTTTCATTTTGTATCTCCTGTGTGTTCATGTATTCCGCCACGCCAAAGCGGATGATTATTCTTGGTCGCACTTCATTATCATTCGTCTTTACACTCTGCATCCAAACGTCCTTGAGTAACCACGTCTCCAAGTGGGTTGATCCGTCCATGGTATAGAGGTCCAGATAGACACCCAGACCCGGCTCGTAATCTAACAGAGCTTTCAGAATGCCACTATCTTGATGATTTTGTGGAAGTGTCACATGCAGTGATTTCCAGGAAGCTTTACCAGGAATGAAAGTCTTGGCATTCAAGAAGTTGATTTCTGCCTCTTCAATGGATAACTGGGGTCGTCCAGATCCCAGAGATACTTTAATGGCGGGGCCATCCTTCAGCCGCATTTTCCATATGTACTTCTTTTTGAGTGGTCCGACGTGTTTGTGTTTGTCATTTGCAACAAAGGTTCTGGTATAGTCCTCGAACTTTACAGATACCTTGCGAACACTTTCTTCGCTGTTGGCATAATCAAAATCAAGCGTGTCATGAACGACAACGGGATTGAAAAAGGTGTACTTGTATAATGGGTTTCCGCAGCCATCATAGGTGGTCAGCATTAGTAATTCACTGTCGTGTGACTCTTTGTCCAACCACTCTTGAATTTGCAAATCCTCTGCATCTTTGCTGATGACCTCGTATGCCTGAAAATCAAGCTGGTTGCGACTGAAGTCTATGTTCAGTGTCTTGAACCAGTGTTCATCTAGCACTACGTTGTCATCAAAGTCCTTTCCTTGAAGTGTCCATCTGAATTTGCGCACAAATACCATGTCGGAACGACCCAGCGGGCCGATCCCCATAGACTTTACATCTGTCATGTTTCTCCTTAGATAAGCTTTGTGCCCAGGACTGCCTTGAATTGGCACCCTTTTTCTCGGGCATCGGTAGCCCAGAGCACTCGTTCGATTTCGAGGGGATTGTCCCCGAATGGCTTGACCGCCTTGAAGGTGTCGTAGTGCATGAAAAGGCCGTTGATAGAGGAATCAACGAAATTGGCGTGTGTATCTACTACGTTTCCCTCACGATCATAATCCATCACGATGGGGAATAGTATGTCTTTCTCACTTTCGACAAAGCGTGCGTACTTGCACATGATGCCCCTGCGTAGGACTGTGCCTTCTACCATTATCAGATTCCATCCTTTATGCCCCTTTTGCATTCCCTTGTTAATCAGCGAGGTTATGGTGTCCTTACCTCGGTGGCTGTTGGGACACACCTCCTTCATCTCCTTGAGTTCGGCTACTGTTGTGTCCTTGGCGCACGCCACTACGCAGGGGGCGTTTTCATCATCGTTTCTTTTAATTGAGTTGATGGTTGTTTTAATTCTTCCAATATCCCGGTCGGGAGAGAGGATCACAAAGCCATAACTCAGGCTTTTGTTTCTATGTAGTTCCATTGTGTGCTTTCTATGACGCACTGACCGCTAGGTCAAAATCAACATAAATCACATCGTCTGGGTCGATTGCCCGGTTCAGGACGAACTTGCCATTCTCATGGTCGGGCGTAAAGGTGGTTAAATACCAAGTGCTGGTAGGACCGGTCGGCCCAGGGACATATACTTCTTCGGTTGTGCTCACTCGAAACCCGTTAATGTAAACTCGCAGTGAATCCTCGATGTAAGGGCTGGCAATAGAATTCACCTTGTAAGTCTGATAGTCCGGGCTCGTTAAGTTGTCGTGTACAGGCGCAACATCATAGATGTGCCTGTGGGCAATAGATGGCGGGAAATTCATGT